CTGTCCTTATCCTCGATAAACGCCCCGAGCGATCCGGCCCGCGATCCGCACGCCTTCGACAGCGCTTCGAGATTCGAGAGGACGGTCGGAAGCCACGTTATCAGAAGGTCGCCTTCGATCTGGATTATATCCCAGTCGAGAATGACCATCTTGTACGCGTAACCGACCTTCGTAGCGGCGCAGTAGACGACGGCCGTTCCGTCGTTTCCCTTGCCCGTCTTCGTCGCCGAGTCGATGACCGCGAAGACGCCGTCGCATTTCGTCGGGCGCGGAACCGGGTTCCCGTTTACGAGGAGCTTCTCCAGCGAGAAGAAGGCTACACCACTCCAGTCCACGAATTCTGCGGCATATTCCTGGGCAAATACCAGGGGGTGGTTGTTCGCCCGAAGCTCGGCGAAGATCGCCTCGCGGCGCTTCATATACTCTTCGGCGGTCTCGTTCGGAAGATGTGCCGGGATCGTCGGGTTATTCCACGACGGGGCGTGGTACTGAACGAACCCGTACTTCGGATCGTTGCAAATCTGCCAGAAGAAGTTCTCGGGGTTGTTCCCGTTCGTGTTCGAGAGGACGTACGCCGAGCCTTGGTAGTCGAGGAGGGTCGGGAGGATCGACTTCTCCCATATCCCCATCATGTTCGGCTTCGTAAACGCGCCTTCGTCGATGATCACCGTGTGATATTTGCGGGATCGGCCGGCGCTCTCGTCGTCGAGCGTCCAGAAGTCGATCAGGCCGCCGGTCTTCGTCCGAATGACGCCTTCGGTCTTCGAAGAGCGCTTCTTGATCGGCGCGAGAACGTCGAGGATTTCCTCGTAGCTCTCCGACGACCGCTTGTAGTCGGGCGCGAACCATCCGATTCGCTTCTGCTTCGTCGCGCCGTTGCAGGCGATCGTCTTACCGAGGGCAGTTTTGCCCCACCGCCGTCCGCAGCGAATCGCAGTCAACCGCGCTCGGCGCCCCGTCTTCGGGTCCGTAGTCGCGTAGGCCTTCACCTGATCGGTGTGAAGCGTCGGCAGCGTTACGTGAACGGCCATTACGCTTCATCGTCTGGCAAGCCACCGTGAATGATGACATCCGCCCCGTCTTCCTGCTCGCCGTCGCCCTTGAGCAGGTCTTTGCGGGTACGCTCTAAGCTCTCGATGCGCGCGAGCAACGAATGCTCGATCTTGTCGAAATCGGGAAGGCGGAAGGTCTTCTTCGTCGTCGGGACCGGAGAACCTTCGAAGAGGCCCTCGTCGTCGACCTGCTCGACGAGCACTTGATGCTCGCCGCCGTCGCCGCCGAGCGGGTTCGCGTCGGTCTTGAGCGATTCTTCCCAAGCCCTCCGCGCCTTGACGCACCGGGCGAGGCGCATGCGGACGAGCTTGAGTTCCGCGTCGACGCTTCCCATGTCGACCGCTTCGTAGATCGCGCGGTCTTCGGGCGAGAGGAATTGGCTGTAGACGTTGTGCTTCGTCGCCGCGGCCGTCGCGGCCTTCGTGTTCGCGACCTTCGGCCCCGTCGCCTTGCCGCCGTGGCGCTTGCAGCGCCCGTTCTTCATCGCGATGTCTTTGCAGGGATGACCGGCCCGCGTTTTCGCGCCGCAAAGCCGTTGGCCGGGGTTCATGATGATTGCGGTCCCTTTATGGGGAACGGTCTAGGAACTTTAGCCTAGAGTGCGCTTAAGAACGGGCTTTTAATCCCGCCATATCCCCTTCGTTTACCTCAACTAGATGCTTTACGCCGCCGCGCTCTCTCGAACGCTCCGCGCGCCCGGTTCGGAACGACCCCCGACCGCCGCAAGCTGGTGTAGAGGTATTTGTAGCGTAACCTCGCGCCCAAGTAAACGCGTAAGAACCTCGCCTGCCCCCTTGTGGTACCGGAGAAACCGCCCCCGATGATCACGGAAAGGTCCGGAAACCATTTCGACCTCGTCTTGCGGAACGAACGAATGAAGGCGCTGCTCCTCGGTCTTCTCGTCGAAATCGCCGTGACCGATTTCGGCCTTAAGCCCTTCGACGAACCCTCGCGGAAGCGGCGAAGGGTGATCAGCGAAAATCGGCAGGAGCTTGTGAATTCCCCGCGTTCGGTTAACGCGCCCGGCGTAATCGAAGCCGTCGAGTTCGACGAAGACGTATCCCGGATAGAGCGAAACCGTCCGCTCTCGGCCCTTCGAAGGCCGCCCCCGCGCCTCGGCGGAGAACGACTCCCGGATACCCCCGCCCGCGCTTTCCGCGAGCCGCGAGAGATGCCAGAGGGCCGTAGCGGTTAATCCCGGAAGCGCTCTCGCGACGTACCAACGGAAATCATCCAATCGCGTCCCCTCGAAAAGTTCCGGACCAGGACCGTAAGAGCAGGGGGGCTCGAAGTAAACCCTCCTCCCGCGGAAACCCTACCAAAATCGCGAAGAACGAGAACGAAACGAAAACTGGCTAACCCCTACCTTAAGACGGCAAATCGGTGGCTTATTATTTCTATTCTCTTTTTCTCGATAGAAAGATAGACTATCTTTATTAAGCCACCGATTTACGTACGTGTAGGGTAGGCTGCGAACCTTAGAGGAGATATAAACTATGGAAGAACCGGACAAGCGCGAATACGTCGACGACGTCCGCCGGGAGCGCCGGAAGTGGCGAGAGGGTACGCCGGGCAGGCCCCCTGGTCCGGCGATCGAGGCGCCGAACGACAAGCCCGATCCGTCTACGATCTTCGTCGAGGGTCGCGCCGACGTATTGATTTGGACGCCCGAGAAGCGCACGCGGTACAATGAACTTTGTCGCGCGGCCGAGTACTTCGGGATGATAACCCACGAGGTCGATTTTCAAGAAACTCGCGGGCGTAAGACTTGGGCCGCGGGCCGTAAGCCGCTCGAAGATTGCTTTGACGAAATCGCCGCGAACCCCGGAATCTCTTTCGACGAATGGGCTGCTATCTGCTATCCGCCTATCGCGAACGGTGCTACGGCGGCGCGGGCGGCGAAGCAGAACGCGCATATCGCGCTATCGCGGTTAAACCGCGACGCGCGGATCGAGAAGCGCTACGGCGCGAACGGGACAATGTATCTTTACGTGATTGGCTCTCCGATCGATTCGCAGAAAATTATTTACAACAAACCCGACCCGAAGACTCGGTACGACGCGGCTTTGCAGAAGATTGTCGTCGCTCCCGGAATCCTCTATGAGGACTGGGTAAAGGCCGCCTTTCCGATCTGCGGAAGCGGTGAGGTCTTCGTCCGCGCATCTCGCGATAACGCAGCTGCGGCTCTAAGAACGCTTATGAAACAAGGTTTAGTCGAGCGTCGCCTCGATTCGCGCGGGCGCGTTCGGCTCTTCCGCGAAGGCGCGGCGATCCCGGAGCGCGCGAAAATTCTCGGGCTACAAACCGCGTTTACGCCGGACGAAAAGTACGCGAGGCGTCCTCCCGAAGTCGAAAATCCGCCTACGGACGAAGAGCTGTTCGTAACTACCGTTAGGAAGAAACCCCAAGCGGATAGGAAGGGCGCGAAGAGGCTTGCGAAGAAGGTGATGAATCCTCGGGTAGGTAACATCCGCCGCTTCGAGAACGAAATCGAATCCTTCGCGATACCGTCCGGCGACGTAGATACCCCCCGCCGCGAAACGCCACACGACGAACCCGAAGAGGACTCCGATCAATGACTATAAAAATAGAATGGGAGAAAGACCCTACGAACGGCCGCTATTTCGGCCCCGACGGCTGTAGCTACGAAACGCTATGGGAATCGCGAAGCTCCGGCGTCCTCGGTATGTGCGGATGCGGAAATCCGAAAGAAGCTTATAACTTCCTCCGAAAAGCCATCGCCTTGTTCGATCGTCGGGGCTACCACGATAACCCGCCGACGAAGGAATGGATAAGCGCGGAAGACGCGCTCGCGAAGCTTATCACATCCGATCCAGAGACCGCCGCGCACGCGATGCTTCATCTTCTCGATAATACCGGCGTCATGGAATACGGCGGAAGCATCGGTGGTTCTTGGCTTACGCCTTCCGGCGAAGACATCGTCGACGGCGATCCCGCGCTTGACGAAGACGAAATTCCCAATACTAAGGAACCGATTCCCCGCGACGAAGCGCCCGAAAAATAAATCTTCGAAAGCCCCTTCCCATCGCTCCCGAATCGGGCGTAGCTTTCGCCTCCCCGTCGTCTCGCCTACCTTTCGCGGCTAAAGCCCCCAGCCCCCGCGCGAAGGGAAGGTAGGGACGGCGGGGAGCCCGCAAAACCGAATAACCGGAGACCTCGATGCCCCTCCCGAAAGCCCTCGCCGATCTTACGAAAGCGCTCCGCGCGCGGACGATCTTCGCGTCGCCATGCGAATGCGCGAACGCGGTTCCCGACCCCCTAGCCGCCCTCGCCGCCGACGCGATCGACCGCTTGGCGAAGGCCCTCGAACCGTTACGCACCGTCGCCGAGTGCTGGGACGAAGACGGCCTCGACGAGGATCGTCCTAGCTGGCGTAGGCGCTGGGAAGCGATTCACGGCGCGGGATCGAAACCGCCGGAATTCGAGAACGTCGAGTTACTTTACGGCCGCGGCGGCAAGCGCCTCTTGACCCTCGCCGACGCCCTCGCGGCGCGGGACGCGTTGGAAGCCGACGTCATCGAAAACACCCCCGCCGCGCGCGGCGGCGCGCCAGAGAAGTCTTCGCACGAATCTGTGGCGAGGCTTCTGCGAACCCTTTCGACCTTCATCGTATCCCGCGATTCGTTCCTCGATACCCTCGTTGGTCGAATCGCGCTGCCGACCGGATCGATCGTCCGCGTCGACGAAGAACCCGCGAAGGTCGAACCGTCTCTACCGATGAGTGCCGAACTCTTTGGCGCGATCTGGGACGTCTTAAATGGTTCCCCGTCCGAAAGGCCGTCGGCATCCGAAGAGTCCGCCTTCGAGCGCCGCGCGCGGACGCGTCTCCTCGACCTGATGCCCGGTCCCGAATTGTTCCCCGCGCCGGTAGACCGCGCGTCTTACGACCTCGCGATGCGGAAGGCGGCGAAAACGAAAAGCCCCCCTGTCCTCGCGCCTTCGTCCGTGGCTCAGTTAGATTGGAACGACGCGATGGCGTCGAAGGGCGCGTGGTCTCCTCCGCGGGAAGCTCCGCCCGCGGACGAAGCGCCGAAAGCGCCGAAAGAGCCGAAGAATCGGGCTTTAACCGAATCGGACGTCCTTGCTTTGGCGGCGGCGCTACGTCGTCCTCGTACACACGACGATGGTTGCGTACCGTGCGTTCCGTTGACCGGCGACGCACTCGCTGACGCCCTCGAATCGATGCCGTGGAGATAAAGCCGTGACCGACTACTCGACCCGCAAAGGCCCCTGGATCGCGACCTATTCCGGCGGCCGATACTACTTCGACGATCCGCGCGCTGATGATATCAACATCAAAGACGTCGCGCACGCGCTTTCGAACCTCTGCCGCTTCACCGGACACGTTAGCCGCTTCTACTCGGTCGCCGAGCACAGCGTGAACGCCTCTTACCTCGTTCCTCCCGAAGAAGCGCTCGCGGCCCTGCTCCACGACGCTCACGAGGCGTACGTTCAGGACGTTTCGTCGCCGCTCAAGGTCGCGATCGGAGAGGGTTATCAGCGAATCGACGTTTCCGCGCGGATCGCGGTCGCGATGCGGTTCGGAACGCTGGTCGAGCTTTCGGATGCCGTAAAGCTCGCGGACCTTCAGCTCCTCTTCCTCGAAGCGCGGGCGCTTACGGCGGTTCCCGTCGAAGAGTGGGGCATTCCCGAGCCGCCGAAGGCGGATGGGATTACGCTTAAGTGTTGGGACCCCGACACTGCGATGGTGATGTTCTGGAGCCGGTTTAACGAGCTTACGCGAGATACGCCGTGACCAAAGAGCTGATCCCGTCGCTCTCCGAACTCCTTATATGGCCCGAAGGTCAGAAGCCTTGGGCGAAGCAGGAGGAGGGGCACCAGAAGTCCTCCGGCGAGCGCCTCTTCGCGCTGCTCATGGAGCAGCGGACGGGGAAGACCGGCGTGACGCTCGGGACGGCCGCCTTCCAGTACCGCCGCTTCCTCGCCGCCGGGGGCTTCGGGGCGGCCGGCGCGGCGACGATCGACCTCCCGCGCCTCCCGAAATTCGCGCGCCTCTCGGACCTTCCGAAGAAGCCCTCGAAGCCCAGCATGATCTACCGTCCGGAAGCGTGGGCCTCGAAGGGCCTCGACGCGATGATCGTCGTTGCGCTCCCGAGCGGCGTTCCGCGAAACTGGCGGGACGAGATCGAACTTCGAATCCCACCCAGCATGTCCCCGAGAACCTTCCTCTGGGACTCGAAGAAAGCCGACGGCGTCGCCTACGCCGAAGAGTTTCGCCGCTTCGTTAGCCATATGGGATGGGCTGCTTTTCTCATTAACGGGGAAGCTATTCCTACGGCGCTCGCGCGAAAGGCGATCGGGACGTTCCTCCGAACCCGCCGCGCTTTGACCGTAGGCGACGAGACGTCGCTGATATGCTCGCAGCCCGGGAACGTCCGCGCGAAGGTCATGGACGCGATCAAGGGCCTGCCGGGCGCGATAGCGCGGCGGATTCTCGATGGGACTCCATGCGAGGAGTCGATCCTCGACGCGTTCGCGCAGTTCTCGTTCCTCGACCGGAAGATACTCGGCTTCGATTCGTGGACGGCATTCAAAAAGTTTTACGCATCGTGGGAGGTTGCGGAAATATGGGTGAAGAACCCGAAGACCGGGCGCCCCGAAGCGCGGAACGTCCTAAAGCAATCCGTAGACGAAGGAACGAGTAAGAAGGTCTACGCGAACCTCGACGTCATGGCGAAGGCGATCGCGCCATACTCGTTCCGCGTTCGCCGCGCCGACTGCTTCGACGTTCCCGACAAGCTCTACAAAACGCATCGCTTCGAACTCTCGAAGGCGCAGCGAAAAGTCTATGACCCCCTGCGCGAGGAGTTCGAGGCCGAGCTTAGAGACGGCACGATCGTGAGCGCTACGCACGCCTTGGCCCGCATGGTCCGCCTAAATCAGGTGGGCAGTAATTTTTGGCCTTCTATGAAGTTGCCGATGATATGCCCCGATTGCGGTGGCGACGGCTGTGAAGTTTGTGCCGACGTCGGCGCGCTCATGATCGCGACGGAAAAGAAGATCATCGACCCGGTTAGTAATCCGCGCCTCGACGCGCTCGCGGAAATAATTACCGCGAACCGCGAGCCGGGAATCGTTTGGGCCGTCTTCGACGAAACGATCGACGCGATTCTTGCGTTAGGAACGAAGCTCGGCCTCGACCCCGTTCGCTACGACGGGAAGGTCTCCGAAGAAGAGAAGGCGAAGAACAAGGCGGCGTTCCAGGGGGGCCGTTCCGGGCTCTTCGTTTCGAAGGAGGCTTCGGGCGGGCGCGGGCTTTGCCTATCGGCGGCGGGCTGGCACGCTTACGTCGAGAATACGTGGTCGCGCCGAAAGCGCTCGCAGTCCGAAGACCGGGCCGAGGTCGTTGGGCGTACGAAGGGGACGGCGATTTACGACGTCGTTGCAGACGATACTTATGACGACATCCAGCTTGCGTCGCAGCTTGGAAAGCTCGAAAACGCCGGGGAGTTCTGGCGGCAATTGAAGGGAGCGGCGTCGTGAAAAGAATCCTCGTCTGCGGCGGGCGCGACTACGGCGTCGTCGATCCGAAGAAGCCGGAAGAAGCCGAGCGGCGGGCGCTAGAGCGTAGCTATCTGCGCATAGTCCTCAAGGGGTTCGTCGCAAAGATGGGCCGGGTTTTAATAATTTCCGGCGCCGCTTCGGGCGCAGATTCGCTCGCCGCGGAGTGGGCCAAAGACAACCATCCGACTTATTCGGACCTAGTCGAACTTCCGCTCATGTTCCCCGCCGACTGGAACAACATCGACCGCCCCGGCGCCGTCGTGAAAGTCAACCGCGCCGGAAAGAAGTACGACGCCCTCGCGGGCTTCGTCCGCAACCAGAAGATGATCGACGAAGGCCGCCCCGACCTCGTCGTCGCGTTTCCCGGAGGGCGCGGAACCGCAGACATGATCCGCCGAGCCCGCGATGCCGGAATCGAAGTCTTGGAGATTTTTTGAAATGTCGCACGCCGATTCCGTCTTCACTATTCGCGACTTACGTGAAGATGACGCGGAAAAATGTGCAAGCATAGTACGCGCGAATTGGGGCGACGCGCTTTACTATAACGCGCTACTCGAAATTGCAGAGATGTTCGGAAGCAGTAGATGGCGCCCGCACTACTTCGTCGCGGAGATTGATGGAAAAATCGTTGGCTATGCGGGGTTTAAGACGGCGTGGATTTTGTGGAATGTCAAAGAACTCGTATGGGTAAATGTTCTTCCGGAGTATCAAGGATTCGGCGTAGGTAGTGCGTTGACGGAGCATCGGCTTAAGAAGCTGCGCGAAGACGAAACCGCACTCGCGCTTCTAATGACGAAACGGAGGAGTTTTTTTAAAAAATTTGGCTTCGTTGAGGCTGCTGATTTAGACGGTTGGGCGCTCATGTTTTTAAAGCTTGGGCCTATTACGATTCAACCCTCTGATAGAGAGGCCCTCGAAGTAAAGGAAATTATAGAATCCTTACGGAGGAATCATTAAATGCCCCGCGTCTTCGTCCCGAACGAGCCCCTCCGCAAGAACGCCAATACCGGCGAGTGGGAGCGGTACCTCCCGCTCGACTCCTTGGTCAAATACGGCGAAGTCGTGGAGCTGACGCCGAAGGGCCGGGCGCGAAGCTTCGACGAGAGCTGCGCCGCGATCCGGAAGGGCCTGAAGGAACTATGGCGCGACGGCGACTACCTCGTCCTCGTTGGCGACTACGCGCTCGTCGCCTTCGCGGGATTCGCCTTGGGCGAATACGCCGAGGACGGTGAGAAGCTTAGATTTCTGAAATGGGACCGTCGGAAAGAATCCTACGCGTCCTTGATAGTGCGCGACGCGCCGGGCGAATCGGCGTAACCTGAAAGAACTAACCGAAAGACCGAACGATGACCATCGAAGACCTCCCGGCCCTCCCCGAAGGCGAAATCGAAGCCGCGGCCCCGCCGAAGGACGCGGACCTCAAGAACGTCCGCGATCACGCCGCCGCGCTTTGGAAGAAGCGCCGCGAAGTCGACAAGCTGCTCGCCGAAGCGAAAGCGCTCGCCGACGAGATCGAAGTCCTCGAAACGAAGGTCATCCCCGACGCCATGGCGAAGATCGGGATGACGCGCTTCGAGCTGACCGGCGGCTTCGAGGTCAGCGTCGAGAAGGGCGTGACCGGCAGCATCACGAAGGAGCACAAAGCTGCCGCGCACGAGTTCCTCGAAAAGAACAACTATGGCAGCCTGATCAAGCGCGTGATCACGATCGAGTTCGGGATGGGCGAGGAGAAGTGGGCCGCGAAGTTCCTCCGCGACCTCGCGGCCCGAAAGCGCCCGCTCAAGTTCGACCGGACGGACGCCGTCCACGCCGGAACACTCAAGAAGTTCGTCCGCGAGCGGATCGAGGCGGAGAACGCCGGAACGGTTCCGCCCGAGAAGAAGCTTCCCCGCGACCTCTTCGGCGTCTACGAATACGTCCGCGCGGTTCTTATCGACCCGGCCGAGAAGGCGGTCGCGGGCGCGAAGGACAAGAAGAAGGCGAAGAAGGGCGAAGAGGTGGAGATGTGAGGAATACTTGACGCCGATCCTACAGCGCTACGGAGCGTGATGGAGCCAAAGCCCCGGAGATACGTCGGCTAATACCGGGGACGCGTACTGCCCGCGATATGCCACGGTGAACGACGGCCAGCTAGGTCGGTAGGGTAACAGACTGGAAGGCGGAATAACTGAGAGGAAGTTCTGCGGTCAGCCGTAGTCGAGACAAGCCGGGAGAGACCGGCACCAAATTCGGAGATTCCCTAACGGGAACCGCCCCGCCGCCGGTCGAGGCTTTCAAGCACCGGCAGACCAAAGATGAGAGAAAACACAATGAGCAAAGACGACATCAAAAATAACAGCAAAGACCCGAAGAGCCCCCCTGCCCCTGAAGAAAAAGCTCCCGGCACCGAACTTGCCGCGCAGCACTACGGAACCGAACTCGCCGTCGTCGAAATCGACGAGGAGGACAGGGGGGCCGGTATTTCGAACATCGACCCGAACGAGCGGAAGGTCCCGTTCGTCCGCATCCTCCAGACGAACTCGCCGGAGTGCGAGGAAGGCAACACGAAGTTCATGCCGAACGCGAAGGCGGGGCTCTTCATCAACACGGCGACGAAGCAGCTCTACAAGTCGCTGATCATGATCCCGTGCGCTCGCGATCATAAGTACATCGAGTACATCCCGCGCGCGATCGGCTCCGGCTTCGTCGGCGTCCGGAAGCCCGACGATCCGATCGTGCTGATGCTTCGCGCGAAGCAGGGGAAGTTCGGCAAGCTTTCTTACAACGTCACGAAGCGCGACCAGACCGGGCAGGCCCTCGACGGGACCGAAATCGTCGAGAGCTTCGAAATCTACGCGATTCTGATCGATCCCGAGACCGGCGCGAAGTTTCGGGCGGTCGTTAGCTTCTCCAGTATGCAGATCGGTAAGTATCAGGCCCTCGTCGATCGCGCGGACAGTTTTGAGTACCGCGTTGCCGACGGCTCGATCGTCAAGCCGCCGTTCTGGGCGCACAAGTGGATAATGACGACGGCCCAGGAAAAGAACAAGAAGGGCTCGTTCAAGGGCTACGTCATAGGCCTCCTCGCGAAGAAGCCGGACGGTTCCGACGACCTCCCGATCAAGTCCTTCGTCAGCATGAAGGACCCGCTCTACGCGATGGGCAAGGAGTTCTGCAAGTTCGTCGAAGCCGGTAAGGCCGAAGTCGACTACTCGACGGCGGCCGAAGAAGCGCCGAAGCCGGAAGACGAAGTCGAAATGTAGAGCGACCGCGGGAGAGGGCTTAAGGTCCTCTCCCGCTTCTAAAGGGCGAACCATGAAACCTTTATGTATATACCACGGCGGATGCGACGACGGCTTCGCGGCGGCCTGGGCTCTCCGCGCGGCGATGCCGCCGGATATGTTCGAATTTTACGCTGGTGTCTACGGTAATCCTCCGCCGGATGTCGCCGGTCGCCACGTCGTCCTCGTCGACTTTAGCTATAAACGGCCCGTCCTCGAAATGATGGCGGAGGCTGCCCTTTCCGTCCTTATCCTTGATCACCATAAGACGGCGGCGGAAGACCTCGCGGGACTACCAAATCCAGGATCGTTCGGTAGATGGGCAGAAAAAGGCGAAGGCGCCGCCGCGTTATTTGATATGAACCGTAGTGGTGCGAGCCTCGCTTGGGCCTTCTTCCATCCGACTTCTACGTGCCCGGATTTTATAGATTACGTCGAAGATCGCGACCTCTGGCGAAAGGCACTTCCTTGCGGAGATGAATTTACGATCGCGCTCCGCTCGTATCCACAAGACTTCTATATATGGGACGCGCTCGTCGCTTCCGGTCCGGCCCCCCTGATCGCGGAAGGAAAAGCGATTCAGCGCTACTACCGCCTTCGCGTCGAAGAACTTAAACGGTCGGCGTATCGCGCGGTAATCTTATGGGACGACGGCGGTGATAGCGCGGCTACGTCGAGGATTGCTATCGCTAACGCACCATACTTCGCGGCGTCCGAAGTCGCAGGCGAACTTGCCGAAGGCCAGGGGGTGGACTTCGGCGCTTGTTACTTCGAGGTCGCTCCGGATCGCTGGCAGTATTCGCTTCGCTCGCGCGGTGACTTTGACGTTTCCGCGGTCGCGAAGAGCTTCGGTGGCGGAGGCCATAAGAACGCCGCCGGGTTTACGACGAGCGCGCCGGTTCATCATAAAGTTTAATTAGATTGTTGATTCCTTGACCCACGCCGCCGAACGCTTCGCCAAAATATTCGCCGGGCTCGAACGCTCGTCGGGGCGCTACGTCGTCCCCGTCGGCGCGAAGCCGAACGCGGAGGGGAAGGTCCTCGGCCGCGCGTGGACGGCTAAGGCGCCGGTGACCCTCGCGCTCTGGGAGGACCACCTTTCCGGAAAGCCCGCGAACGTTCGGAACGAGGAAACCGACGAGCCCATGACCGGCGCGCTCGGCCTCGGCATAGTGCCGATCCGCGAGGACGACACCGTCGTCTTCGGCGCCTTCGACGTCGACGTCTACCCCCTCGACCTGAGCAAGCTCCTCGCGGCGACGCAGAAGCTGAAGCTCCCGGTCCTCCTATGCCGGTCGAAGTCGGCCGGCGCGCACGGCTACGTCTTCCTGAAGGAACCGGCTCCCGCCGCGCTCGTGCGCGACAAGCTGACCGAATGGGCCTCGGCTTTGGGCTATCCCGGAATCGAGGTGTTCCCGAAGCAGGTCAAGCTCGCGCCGATATCCGACGGCTCCTGGATAAACGTTCCATATTCCGGAGGAAACCGCTCCGTCCGCTACGCGCTGAAGCCCGACGGTTCGGCGATGAGCGTCGACGAGTTCATCGAAGCCGTCGACGCCGTAGCCTTGACCGTCGATGAGCTTCGCGCGTTCGAATTGCCCGCGCTCGCCGACGAGGACGAGATGCTCCGCGGCGCGCCGCCGTGCCTCGTCACCTTGTCGCAGAAGGGATTCGGCGATTGGGGAAATAACGGGCTCTTCAACGTCGCGGTTTACCTGAAGAAGCGCTTCGGCGACGACTGGGATTCGCAGATCGAAAAGCACAACGCCGCGTGGGCGGGCCTCGGCCTCGGCCCGAAGGACGTCGCGACGATCGTCAAGTCGGTCAAGAAGAAGAAGTACCAGTATCAGTGCCGAAACGACCCGCTTCACTCGGCGTGCAACAAAACAGCGTGCCTCAAGCGCGACTTCGGCGTCGGCGGGCCTTCCGATCCGGGCGTGACCTACGGCGAACTCGTCAAGGTCCTGACCGACCCGGTGACGTGGGTCTTCACCGTCGACGGCGCCGAGATCGAGTGCGCGACGTCCGACCTCGCCGATCAGCGGAAGTTTCGAATGACGGTCATGGAGAAGCTGACGAAGTGGCCGAACATGATCGACCCCGACGAATGGGCGAAGATGATAAGGGACCGCCTCGCGCGCGCGAAGGTCGTCGAAGTTCCCGTAGACGGAACGCGCGAGGGTCAGTTCTGGGCACACCTCGCGAACTTCTGCACCGGCAAGGCCCGCGCGCGGACGCTCGACGAAATCCTGCTCGGCAAGGCGCACACGGACCTCGCGGGCAAAGCCTTCAAGGGCGCGGAAGCGGGGCGCGTCTACTTCCGCTCGACCGACTTCTTCGCCTACCTCTCCGCGCACCGCTTCTCCGGCTTCTCCGAGCGCGACGCGTGGCGATGGCTTCGGAAGGGCGGCGCCGAGCACCACGAGATGCCGCTGAAGAGAAAGGTCACGGACTTCTGGTCCGTAGCCGCCTTCCCCGAGCAAGCCGAAGAGCACGACGTTCCGCGGACGCCGTCGGGACCGGAGATGTAGGATGGAAAAGCGCTGCTCCTGTTGCGGGCAAGTACTCCCCGAATACGGCGGGATCGTCGCCGACTCCGATCGTGGCGAAATCCGCTTCGGCGGAAAGATGATCCGTAACCTGACGTCGACGGAATTCGAACTTTTCCGATTCCTCCTCGACAAGGCTGGTATGGTAGCGAGTAAGGATGCGCTATTCGACCGCATGTATCAGCTCGTCGCGGCGGAAGAAGACGTTCCTAGCGGCACGAAGATCGTAGACGTCTACGTTTGCCATCTCAGAAAGAAGCTGATTCCGCTCGGGCTGGAAATCGCGACGGTATGGGGCCGCGGTTACCGCCTCGTCGAGCCTATGAAGGAACTAACCGAATGACCGACGACCTTTTGCCGCTTTCCGAAATCGCGTTCGCACCACCCTTTCCGAATCCCGCGCCTACGGACGCCGTCGGTGAACTTGCCTGGGTTCCTGTCTCGGACCTCTTTATCGATCCGAAATATCAGCGCCCGATCAACGACCGCGGCGAAAAGAACATTCGGCAGGTTATCGAGAACTTCTCGTGGGCGCTCTTTTCCCCGGTTGTTGTCGCGCGGCGACAAGGCGGGCGGTTCGCGGTTATTGACGGACAGCACCGCGCAATAGCCGCGCTTACGCACGGCGGAATCGAGAAGGTCCCGGCGCTGATTATCAACGGGTCCCCGAGCGACGAAGCGAAGGCGTTCGCGGTAATCAATGGCGCGGTTACGGCAATATTACCAACCCAGATTTGGGCTGCGCGCGTCGTCGCAGGAGATTACGACGCGATCCTATTGTCCCGTATGCTAGACGCCGTCGGCGTTCGCGTTCTCAAGACGCCGAAGGCGGCGAAGAACTATCTTCGCGGAGAGACTGTCGCGATCGACGCGATTGAGACAACGTTCAAGCGCTACGGCCACGCCGCGACCGAACTCGCGCTCCGAACGGTCGTCGAAACCGGCGACGGAAACCCAAGCATGCTCAAGAGCCCCCTGATCAAGGCGACGGCGGCGGTCCTCTGGGACGCGCCGAAGTGGGCGAAGGATTCCGCCGGAGTTCTCGCCGCGGTTTCGACCGTAGGCGTTCGGAACCTTTGGGCGCGAGCCGAGAAGGCGAAGCACTATAATCATACGTCGTATGTCCTTGCGTATTCCGAAGAATTGACGAAGCTATTTACGAAGGAGTTAGGACCGAAATGACCCCCAGAACGGAAGCCGCCGATAGCCTACACGCGATGAAGTACCGCTCGCCCGGCGAGGACTTTGAAGAATCGGTAAACCGCTTCGCCTTCGGGCTCGCGGACGATGGACATCACTATCACGCGATCCGTGACGTCTGCCTTGCGCAGCGCTTTCTTCCCGGCGGGAGAATACAGGGGGCGATCGGGGCAACGCGGCAGACTACTGCCTTTAACTGCATGGTATCGGGAACGATCGAGGATTCGCTCGTCGAAGGCGACGGAAGTATCATGATGCGCCTCCTCGAAGCCGCCGCGACTTCGAAGCTCGGCGGCGGAATCGGCTACGACTTCTCGACGATCCGCCCGCATGGCGACCGCGTAAAGAAGATCGAGACCTACGCGACGGGGCCGGTCTCGTTCATGGAGTACTTCAACACCGTCGGGCTCGGCGTCGCGTCTTCCGGCCACCGCCGGGGAGCGCAGATGGCGGTCCTCCGCGTCGATCATCCCGACGTCGAGGTCTTCGTGAACGCGAAGAAGAAGAAGGGCGCGCTCGAAGGATTCAACGTGTCGGTCGCGGTAACGGACAAGTTCATGGAAGCCGTCGCGAACGACTCCCTCTTTCCTCTCTCTTTTGGAGGAACGACCTACCGTGAAATCCGCGCCGTCGATCTTTGGGAAAAGATCATGCGAAGTACCTGGGATTATGCCGAACCAGGAGTGTTATTTATCGACACCGTCAATAGGATGAACAACCTTTGGTACTGCGAGACGATCGCGGCTACGAACCCATGTGGCGAACAGCCACTCCCTCCGTACGGCGCGTGCTTGCTCGGGTCGTTTAACCTCGTTCAGTATCTGCGGAAGAAGCTGGTGGACCCTTCCGCAGATAGTGATGAATACTACTTCGACTTCGACCAACTCCGCTCCGACGTTCCGACGATCGTCCGCGCGATGGACAACGTCACCGACCGTACGAACTATCCGCTTCCGGCGCAGAAGGCGGAGGCGCTCGCGAAGCGGCGTATGGGTCTCGGCGTTACCGGACTCGCGAACGCGCTCGAATCCTGCGGCCACGATTACGGCTCTTCCGGCTTCCTCGCGCTCGAAGCACAAATCCTCGAAGCGATTCGCGACGAGACCTACCGCGCGTCGACGGTGCTCGCGAAGGAGAAGGGATCGTTCCCGATGCTCGATAGGACGAAGTATCTCGAAGGCGAATTCGTCAAGACGCTCCCGGAAGACGTTCGCGACGCGATCGCGCGCGACGGCATTCGCAATAGTCACCTTACCTCAATTGCTCCGACGGGGACTATCTCCCTCTGCGCCGATAACGTAAGCTCTGGAATCGAGCCGGTCTTCGCCTACGCGACGAAGCGGACGATCAATGCTCCGGACGGGCCGGTCGTATCTACGATCGGCGATTACGGCTCGGAGTTCCTCGGCGTTCGGGGTAAGCTCGCGGCTGACGTAACGCCGGACGAGCACGTCGCAGTCCTCGTAACCGCCCAGCGCTACGTCGACTCTGCCGTCTCGAAAACGGTCAACGTCACGAAGAAGACCCCCTGGGACGACTTTACTGGAATCTATCGGCGCGTTTACGAGGGCGGCGGCAAGGGGTGTACAACCTTTAACGCCGACGGTTCCCGTATGGCGCTTCTCGTCGCGGAAAGCCCGAAGAACGAAGGCGAAGGCGGAACCTGCGCTATCGATCCCGAGACGGGTCGGAAGGACTGCGCTTGAGCCCCGCCGCGATCCTCGACGCTGAAACGACCCGCGTCCTCCGCGTAGCGGGGTCGTTGGTCGCCATGCTCGTCCTCAAGCGGATAAGGCGGTCGGTCGTCGAAGCCGCCGCCTCCGACCTCGCTAGGGCAGCGGATAACCTAAGAGGAATGCTCGAACTATGCTAACCGCCTTTGCCTGCCGGATACTCGCAACGCTCGCGCCGCCGTCGCCCGCCGCCCCGCTGCCCTATCTTTCGACGATGGACGTTGCGAAGCGGCTAAACGCGCGCTTCGGCGTCGTTACCGGCGTCCTCTACGACCTCAAAAGCGCCGGGCGGGTCGTCAAGACGGCTTCGGGCGAATGGCGGCTCAAGGAGCGCCCGGCGAGGTTGTCGGACGAGCAGCGGCGGTTGCTTAACGCCGTCAAGGCCGCGAAGTCGGACGTCCTTCCTAGCAAACTCGCGGCGAATGCCGGAATATTGCGGCGGAGCCTTCGGAAGGGCTTAGACGAACTCGTCGCCGCCGGGGCTTTGGTCGAGCGCGCCGACGGATGGTACGAGGCGCTCATATGAATTACTACAACGAAAACGACAAGTTCGCGGCGTCGTGGCTTCGCGCGCTGATCGAAGACGGATTGATCCCGAAAGGAAAAGTAGATGAGCGTTCGATCAAAGAAGTTCGCGCGAAAGACCTCGAAGGCTTCGCTCAGTGTCACTTCTTCGCGGGAATTGGTGGCTGGTCCCTCGCATTGCGAATCGCCGGATGGCCCGAAGACGAAGAAGTCTGGACGGGGTCTTGCCCCTGTCAACCGTTCTCGGCGGCCGGAAATCGAAAAGGCGTCGATGACGAAAGACACCTATGGCCGGAATTCCGAAGGATCGTCGCCGAGCGAAAGCGCCGAATCGGAAATGTTCCAGCGATCTTTGGCGAGCAAGTTGCGAGCAAGGATGGCCGCCTTTGGCTCGCCGGAGTACGAACTGACCTTGAAGGAATGGGGTATGATTTCGGGGCCGCCGATCTTTGCTCTGCGGGCGTCGGCGCGCCGCACATCCGCCAAAGACTACACTGGGTGGCCTACGCCGATGGCCGGAACGCCGGCGCGGAAGGGCTACAACGAAGCGGGGAATACGGACAACGGAAGAAAGACGGTAGCGCTCGTGGCGGGGTGGCCGACGCCGTACGCGAAGATCAAAGCAGGGGGCGAATACAAGGACCCGATGAAAGCGCTTGCGCGGGCGATAGGGCCACACGCGAACGACCTACGGGACTTCGCGCAACTAGCGGGCTGGGCGACCCCCTGCGCACGGGACTGGAGAAGCGAAAGCGCGACGAAGGCGTACGACGAAAAACGGTGGGCGCACTCGCGCGGGAAGCCCCTTGGGGCGCAGGCGTCTTCGTTCCTTGCGCCGACGGAAAGGCACGGCGTATTGAACCCGGCATTTTCCCTTTGGTTGATGCTGGGACCATTCGCAACCGCGTGGGCTTGCTCAGGGGCGCTGGCAACGCGATAAACCCGTGGCTCGCCGCCGAATTCATCCTCGCGGCGGAGGAAGCGCGATGCGCAGGACGCTAGTGCTCGGGGGGCCGGGTTCGGGAAAGACCGAGCGACTCCTCAAGATCGTCCACGGCGCTTTGGCCCGCGGCGTAAAGCCCGACAAGATCGCCTTCGTCTCGTTCACGCGCGGCGCCGTCAACGAGGCGATTCGGCGCGCCGTCGAGGAGTTCGGGCGTGAGCCCGACGACTTTCCGCACTTCCGCACCGTTCATTCCCTCGCCTTCCGCGAGTTAGGGCTTTCGAAGGGTCGCGTCCTCGACGACGATCACCTCGACAAGGTCTCCGAAGTCACGGGAGAGCTTCTGACGACCCTCGAAAGCCCGTTCTCCGACGCGCCGGTGGCGGGGCGTTCGGCCGATCCTCTGCTCACCCTCGACCACTACGCGCGGACGACCGGGCAGAGCCTCGCCGACGCGTGGTCGAACCACGGCTCCGAACTCGAATGGTTTCGCCTCCTCCGCTTCTCGCGCGCGTACGAAGCCTACAAGGCCGACGAAGACGTCGTCGACTTTACGGACATGCTAACACTCTACGCGCGATCGTCGCTGCCGCCTCTCGATTTGGAACTCGCCGTCGTCGACGAGGCGCAGGACCTTTCGCGCGCGCAGTGGGCCGTCGTCAATCACGCGTTCGCGCGCGCGGCGGAACTCGTCGTCGGTGGAGACGATATGCAACAAATCTTTCATTGGGCTGGGGCCGACGAAGACCGCTTCCTCGGCCTCGAACGCGAGGGCTTCGCCGTCGAGGTCCTTCCCCTGTCCCATCGCCTTCCGCGCTTGCCGTTCGAACTCGCGAAGGAGGTCGGGGACCGGATCGAAAGGCGCTACGAGCGCGAATGGTCTTCGTCGGATCGCGAAGGATCGGTCGACTGGGTCGCCGGGCCGGACGAAGTCGACCTCGCGAACGACGAATGGCTCCTCCTCGCGCGAACCCGCGCGCAGCTTCCGGCGCTCGCGGCGGCTGCGCGGAGGCAGGGGGTCGCGTATTCGATCAAGGGCGAGTCTTCGGTGAAGTGGGACGACGTCCGCGCGATCAAGGCGCACGAGGCGCTCCGCGCCGGGCGATCGATCGAAGCGGCGGAGGTTCCGTTCCTCGAAAAGGCGGCGGGCGTCGAGCTGTTCCCCGGCGGCGGAGAAACGCGGACCGCGAAGGGCCTCGGCTACGACGCTTCGAAGATATGGCACGACGCGCTGACGGGGATTTCGATCGACGCGCGGGAATACTACCTTTCGATCATGCGGCGCGGGGGAAAGTTGACCGATCCGCCGCGCGTCCGCGTCGAAACGATTCACGGGAGCAAGGGCGCCGAAGCGCGGCGCGTCCTTCTTTCGACCGACATGACGTACCGGACGAGCCGAGGTTACGAACTCGACCCCGATTCGGAGACGCGGACCTTCTACGTCGGGCTGACGCGCTGTTCGGAAGGAATCGCGCTGATCGCCCCGAGCGGGGCTTACGGGTTCAGGATTTGACGATGACGACTTCCTCCGAAATCAAGGCCGCGCTCGCGGAAGCGTATAAGGCGCCGGAATGGGCGCTGTTCTTCGAAGTTTCCGACGGAACGGGGGCAGCCGCGCGGCGGCATGCGGACGCGGTCGCCATGAACCTGTGGCCTTCCCGCGGGCTCGCGATCTTCGGATTCGAAATCAAGGTGTCGCGTGGGGATTTCAAGCGCGAACTCGCCGATCCGGCGAAGGCCGAAGCGATCGCGCGTTTCTGTGATTTCTGGTTGATCGCGGCCCCGAAGGGCTTGATCGATCCGAAGGAATTGCCGGTAGGTTGGGGCCTCTTCGAAGTCGACGACGGCAAAGTCTGCCAGAAAAAAGCACCCGACAAGCGGGAAGCTTCGGTCGTCGACCGCTCCTTCTTCGCGAGCCTAGCTAGAGCTTCCGCCGGACGCGACGAACGGATGATGGAATCGATCATCGCGGCTCGCGTCGAAGCGGAGCGTAAGAAGATCGAAGAACGATCGGAGCGCTCGATCGCGCAGCGATTAGCGTCGTCGAACGAAATCATGAAGAAGCACGAAGCGTTCGCGCGGGCGATCAAGTCTTACGGCGGACTAGGCGACCTTTCCGAAGCGCAGATCGTCCGCGCCATCGAGGTCGTCGTCGAACTCGGATTCGCCGGAAATGGGTTTAACGGCCTAAAGAACGTCCTCAAAGGAATCGAATCCTTCGCAGCGCGAGCCAAAGCCATCGAGAACGAATTCGCGCCTTTACTTTTCCCGGAAAGGAAGAGTAAAGTCGATGGCGAATCGGAGGGCTGATCGTGGACTATTATACTGGCGGCTACCGCGTGATCGTAAACGGCGTTCCGACGCGGCTGTCCTTCAAGCCGTCGAAGCACGCACTGGCGCTAATGAACGACGGAACGATGTCCGCAACGCTGCAGAAGTTTACGCTAAAGCGCCATCCGCAGGTGACATACTCGCCCATCGCGGTCTTCGGTATTCGCGTTTGCGTCAAATGCGGAAAAGACGCTTCGCATCGCGACCATGCGAGAATTCCGGCTCGCGGGAGCGCTAAGTGCTCGCTAGTATCGGCGCGTCGGTACGCTTTTTCGATAAGCGGCGTCTACGACGACCGCCGGTTCGAAACGTTCGACGCCGCGAACGCGGCGGCTCAAGAAAAGATGAAGGAATCGAAATGAGATCGAGCCTGAAGATCGTCCCCGAAGTCCTCTCCGCCGTGAAGGCGGAGAAGAGCGCGAAACCCCCTGGCGCTTACGACGAAGATCAGGGGGTGAAGAGGATCGCGTCGCTGCGGACTTCGCTCCTCCGCGCGGCCGTGCGGTTCGTGAACGAAGGGACGAGCGATAACCGCCCCGAACGAATCCGCCGCGCGAGCGACATTTCCGGGATTACGCGGAATCAGATCGAGGCGGAGGCGCGGAAATGATGCCCGACTTCGCGCGCATGGACGCGGAAACGGCGAGTAAGATTCGCGCCGCCGGCACGATCGAAGAGCGCGAGCGCCTCGTCGAGAACCTTCGTCGAAAGGAAGCGATCATCTTCGCCGAGCTTTCTGGCGGTTCGAGCAACGTCGTTCCGATTCGGAGGAAGAAGCCGTGAGCGAACCCGGCCGCATCGAGCCTCAGGCATGGGACGCGATCGTCGCGGCCGGCTGGGGGCCGATCTTTGCCGCCTCGAACGTGATCGAGTACCTTCGGCGCGATGAGGACGCCGAAGGGAGTATCGAAGTAGCGCGCCGGTACTATCGCGAGCTTTACGCGCTCGCGGCTAAGCCGCCGCGCGGGAACGCCGACGCTGGATGCGTCATAGCGCGGCTCGAATTGACGTTGACGAAGGAAGAGCGGGCGCTCCTGCGTGCCGGAAGGGAATCGAAATGACGACGCCGAATCAAGAAAATGTTGACTGGTCCGCCGTATGCGAGGCTGTAGCGGACGCTATTGCCGACGGCGAAGGCTCTCCTGGCGAAGAAGATTTACGGAGGGCCTTTACGCAGGCAGGCATACTTATTGCGCACGAGGGTACGGATGCGACGGCGCCGATCGAAGTTGGCCGTACGATTCTCTACCAGATCGCGGCGCCGCGCGCGAAGCTCCCATACGGCCACGACGAGGCCGCCTCTCTCCGCAATGAAATCGAACTCGCGGCGCGTCGGATCGCCGAAGCGACGGCCCTCGGCGGAGAAGTTCATATCGTCGCGAAATGAGTACTTTACTTTTCCGCCGCGTGCGGATACACTTGGCGAACTAACCAACGAATCGGGAGATTCCTAAATGACGAAAGCGTACGTAGTCAACATGACGACCGGCTTCGCGACGGTCGCCGCGAGCCTCGGCGTTGCGCAGAGCGCGATAGCAAGTACCTCCGACGCCGATACGGCGGAACTCGTCGCGATTGCCGAACCCCTCGACCTTATCTCGAAGGCCCCGGCCGCCGACCTCTCGGGGCCGCGGCTCGTCCGGCTCTACAACGTCCTCGCCGAGCGCCTCGGGCGCGAAACGACCGAGCGCTTCAAGTCACGGACGGCCGGCGCCGAGCGTGTCTTCGCGCTGATCGAGGAACTCTACCAGAACCAAGCCCCGGAGGCTGCCGCGCCGACGAGTTCGGGCGAAACCGCGGCTAATAAGGAAGACGAAATGGCGACGAAGAAGCCTGCCAAGGCGAAGAAGGCGAAAGTCGAAAAGGTCGCGAAAGCGCCGAAGGCCCCGCGCGAGAAGAAGAGCGGCGGAACGGCGGCGCTCGTCCGCGAATCGTCGAACCGCGGGAAGCTCCTCCGGATCGCGGTCGAGAATCCGGGGATTAGCCTCAAGGCCCTCGCGAGCCGCGCCGGGACGTCTTCGGAGGGATCGACCGACGCGCCGACCCGCGCGAAGATTCGCCTCCGGAAGGTCTCCGAGGCGATCGAAGGGTCAACCGTAGCGTTCGACGACGGAAAGGTCACCTTCTCGCTGCCGAAGGGCGCCTCGCTCGATTCCGTCTTCGGGCGCTAGGGTGATGGACCTCTCCCGCGCCGTCGCGGCTATCGCCCGCGTGAAATCCGCGCTCGACAAGGAGGACGGCGGAGCGTTCTCCTGGCTTTCGATTTCCGGCGGGACGATCGCCGCGACCTCGCGCTTCGCTTCGGCGGCGGCTCCCTTTCCGTGGGGAGGGGACGTCGTCGTCGCGGGCGCGGAGTTTGAGGCCGTTCTCGGGAGAATGCCGTCCGACCCCGAGATGCGGATCGAGCGCGGTGTCCTCCGGATCGTCGCCGGGAGCTTCGAGGCGAAGGTCCGGCTCGCGACGGAATCTCCGCCGGTCCTTCCGGCGGCTCCCGACGACGAGGACGCGCATACCCTCGATTCGGCGACGCTTGCGCGGTTCGCCGTCCTCTCGAACTTTATCTCCGACGACCCTGTTCCGGCTTGGATGAACTCGTTAATCATTCAACGCGGCCGGGCGTCGGCCGTAGGGCCTTCCGCGGTCGTCTACGCCTATGCCGCGATCCCCGACTTCGGGACGGACGCGCTGATCCCGAAGCGGGCGCTCGCGGCCGTCCTCGCGGCGAAGGAGCCGCCTGATCGAATCGCACTCTCGGCGAACCGCGCCGCGTTCTTCTGGCCGGACGGGTCCTGGCTTGCCTCGCAACTTGTCGACGGGAAAGTTCCCGGAACAATCGACCGGCTCGCGGAAAAGGCAGCGACGAGCGCGAACCCGCCGGAAATATCGCCGGAATGGCGCGAGGCGTTCGTACGGGTCGCGGGCTTCGCCGAAGACGAGGTCGCGTTTTATACCGACCGGATCGTCGGCGCGCGAGGTAAGATTATCGGAAACGGCGGAGAAGAGCGTATCGCTATCGTCGAAGAACTCGTCGAGAGCGTGGTTCCCGAGGGCCGGGAATACTCGAAGTGGCATAAGGCGATCGCGGACCTCGTCGTCGCGAACGCGGAAGGCTGGGATTTGTCGGCCTATCCGGCTCCGGCGGCGTTCGTCGGCCCGGTCGTACGCGGGCTCGTTACGGGGAGGAATTAGCGTGCGGAACGTAATACTCGAAGGTGACTGCTTAGAGCGCATGAAGGAGATTCCTAACGCGTCAATCGATATGATACTATGTGATCTTCCATACGGAACGACGTCGAACGAATGGGACAAAGTTATCCCATTCGAGCCGCTCTGGGCTGCTTACGCGCGCGTCACGAAGCCAAACGCCCCGATCATTTTAACGGCGAGCCAGCCTTTTACGACGCGGCTGATCGCGTCTAACTATGCATGGTTCCGTTACTGCTGGGTATTTAAAAAAGTACGTCCTGCGAACGTTATGCTTGCAAAGAAGCAACCACTAAAGATACACGAAGACGTCGTCGTATTTGGCCGGGAGCCTCCGAACTATTTTCCGCGCGACCTAACGCCGGTAACTAAGCCTCTGGGCGGAACTGCTCCGTCGAAAAGCACAAACTTTAATGCCGGAGCACCGAAAGAGCCTTACAAGCAAGAGTTTACCGGATACCCGAAAAGTATCATAGACTTACCACTAGACGACGGCGCTCTCGATCATCCTACGCAAAAACCAGCAGCATTATTCTCCTTCTTAATCCGAACATACTCTAATCCGGGAGATCTCGTCCTCGATAACTGCGCCGGGTCCGGAACGACCGGAATCGCCGCGAAGTCTACGGGACGCGCCTATATATTAATTGAAAAAAATCCCGACTACTTCGCTGCTATGACAAGCCGTATAGAGGCGGGAGCTAACGGAAATCTCCTCGCGGGGCTAGACTAGATGGCCAAGCTCCGCTCCTCCTCGCTAGGCCCTTCGAGTATCGCCTCCGGCGGCGCGCTATTCGACGTCAAGGCGATTTCCGACCTCGCCGGGTATGATCCCGAGAGCGCGATTCCGCCGGAAGTATGGCCTGACTTCTCGAACGGTATCGAGACCGAGTATGCGTGTCCCTGCTGCGCGTATGCGTGGCGCGGAAACGCGAAGCCGAACGAAGAAGACACGAAAGTAGCGACCGAATGACCGACCATCCTCCGTACCGCGTTCCGTCTATGGCGGAAATCCGCGCGCTCGAACCGAATGGGTTCGTCGTTGCTTCGACGTTCAGCGGCTGTGGTGGCTCATCTCTTGGTTACAGGATAGCGGGATTTCGCGTTGCCTACGCGAACGAGTTTATTCCCGAGGCGCGGAAAACCTACGCCGAAAACGCCGCCGACTATACCTATGTCGACGGGCGCGATATTCGCGAGGTGACGGCCAAGGACGTCCTCGAACGGATCGGGCTAAAGCCGGGGCAGTTAGACCTCTTTGATGGCTCGCCGCCCTGCGCCAGTTTTTCCACTTCTGGTTCTCAATCTAAAGGATGGGGCGGCGTAAAGAAGTATTCGGATTCCTCGCAGAGGACCGACGACCTCTTCTTCGAATATCTCCGCCTCCTCGATGGTATTCGCCCGAAGACCTTCGTCGCCGAGAACGTCGCCGGATTAGTCAGGGGGGTTGCCGTCGGGTACTTTAACGAAATCCTCTCGCGCTCGAAAGCTTTAGGATACCGCGTCGCGGCGCGGCTCCTCGACGCGCAATGGCTCGGCGTCCCGCAGCAGCGGACGCGGATAATCTTCGTCGGTGTCCGCGAGGACCTCGGGCTCGAACCGGCGCATCCGGAGCCGTTCGACTTCCGCTATACGCTTGGTGACGCCTGCCCTTGGATGGTCGACGATTCAATAGTAGCGCCGGAGCCGCGCGACGGTCCTGATATCTCGCGGTACGCGATCGGGCCGGAATGGGAGAAGTGCCGGGAAGGCGAGCAGTCGGATCGGTACTTTAACCTAATCCGCGCGAGCCGGACGAAGCCGTCGCCGACAATCCTCGCAAGCCACGGCGCGCCGGGGATCGCGGGCGTCTGCCACCCGACCGAGAAGCGGAAGTTCTCGATTCCGGAGGTTCGCCGGATTTGTTCGTTTCCCGACGATTTCGCCCTTACGGGAAGCCGCGAGCAGCAGTGGGAGCGGATGGGCCGCGCCGTTCCGCCGCTAATGATGTGGGCAATCGCGGCGACGGTTCGGGATCGCGTCTTGATTCCGTACCGGGAGCTTAGAGAAGCGAGGAAGGCTAAATGAAAATACCGGAAACTTGGACCTTCGAGGACGAGGAGGTCGCACGGAAGTTCGACGAGCATGTCGTCGAGCAGCTCCCGTTCTACCCCTTCGTGACGAGGGCCGTCGCGCACGTCGCGGCGCACTACCTCTCGCGCGAGGGAACCGTCTACGACGTCGGCGCGTCGACCGGGAACGTCGGGCGGGAACTCGCGCCGGTCCTCCTCGCGCGCGGCGCCCACCTGATTTCCGTAGAACCGAGCGCCGAGATGTCGGCGCTCTGGCGCGGCCCCGGTGAACTCGTCCGGAAGGCCGCCGAGGACGTCGAGTGGGTAGAGCACGACGCGTCAGTGTTTATGCTGACGCTCATGTTCCTCCCTCCAGACTGCCGGAAGGCCGTCCTCGCCCGAGCCTGGGAAAAGCTCCGCGTCGGCGGCGTCATGATCGTCGTCGACCGGACACCGGCCGCGTCGGGATACCCTGCGACGGTCCTCTGGCGCCTTACGCTAGCGGAGAAGCTCCGCGCCGGGGCGGTTCCCGGAGACGTCCTCGCGAAGGAGCTTTCGCTCGCGGGCGTCCAGAGGCCACTCGACGTCTCGTGCCTTCCCGGAAGCCCGGTAGAGTTTTTCCGGTTCGGCGATTTCGCCGCCTGGCTCACGGAGAAGTTATGAAAGCCGCGCCCTACTCCGATCAGAAGAACTGGTCGAACGACTATTTGACCGATCCGGAACTGATCAAGCTCCTCGGACCCTTCGACTGCGACGTCGCGACGCCGGAGACGATGCCCTGGCCGACGGCGAAGAAGATGATCGCTCCGCGCGAAGACGGTCTCGCGGCGCCTTGGAAGGGTCGCGTCTTCATGAATCCACCGTACCGCGGCGTCTGCGCTTGGGCGAAGAAGTTCATAGAGCACGGGAACGGGATCGCGCTGCTCAACGGCCGATCAACGGAAACGCGGGCAACGCAGGGTATTCTCGCGGCATGTCATTCGCTCTGGCTTCCGGAAGGTCGCCTAACATTCTTTAAGACGACCGGGAAGCCGTGGGAGCAGAAGTGGTTCTCGTCGCTCCTGATTGGTATGCGCGCGAAGGACGCGACGAAACTTCGCGCGGCGGCGAAGGTCTACGGTGGGATGGTCTTTTGAGGACCGAACGGATGAACCTCCTCTCCGCCGTCGAGCTAGAGGACGCCGAGCCGTGGTTCCCCCCGGTCGAACTCCCGACGTTACCAAGAACCGGCGAACTCGCCGTCGACGTCGAGACGCGCGATCCGGACTTACAGGCGCTCGGTCCCGGCGTACGACGGCCGGGGAACTACGTCGTCGGCCTAGCCGTTGGGACTGACGACGGTCGCCGATGGTACTTCCCCGTCCGCCATGAGGGCGGCGGGAACCTCGACGAGGCGCTCGTCTGGCGATGGGCACGCGAAGAGCTAAATGCTTTTCGGGGGACTGTCGTCGGGGCGAAGCTCGCCTACGACCTCGACTGGCTCGCGGAGAACGGCATTACGTTCCCGCACGTACGATACTTCGACGACGTTCAAATCGCCGAGCCCCTTATCGACGAGTGGCGCTACGAGTTTAACCTCAACGCGTTGTCGGCGGACTATCTCGGTGAGCGAAAGGTTCAGGGCGGCCTCGAACAGGCCGCGGCGGCGCGTGGATGGAAGACCGAGAAGGAAATAAAGGGCAACCTCTGGCGACTCCCGGCGGCCTTCGTCGGCGCCTACGCCGAGGGCGACGTCGACCTTCCGCTCAAGATCATAAAGCTACAGCGGAAGAAGATCGAGGAAGAAGAGCTAGGCGCGGTTTGGGACGTCGAAAGGCGACTCGTAAAGCCGCTCATCGAGATGACGCGGCGCGGCGTTCGCGTAGACGTCGCGGGAACGGATCGCGTCCACGGAGAGCTTTCGAAGATTCGCGACCGAATCGTCGGCGAGGTCCGGAGGTTAGCCGGCCCGAAGGCGGAGATTCTGATCCCGGACACGTTCGTCGACGCGATCCGCGCGCGCGGGATAACGGTCCCGACGGCTCCGAAGAAGAAGCTTCCGAACGGCGAACCCGCGCCGTCGATCCGAAAAGAATTCTTGCAGGCGCACTTAGACGACCCCCTCTGCGCGGCGATCTTCAACGCGCGGAAGGTCAATACGCTGATCACGACCTTCATCGAAGGCAACATCCTCGGCCATCACGTCAACGGTCGAATCCATTCCGAGTGGAAGCAGCTCAAGGACGACGGCGGCGGAACGATCGCGCGAACGGCTTCCGCGAACCCGAACCTCGCGAACATCCCAGGCCGCGACGACGACCGCGCCGACGAATCCCTTCGCGAGGTCGCCCCCCTGATCAGGGGGCTGTTCCTTCCGGAGGAGGGCGAGGACTGGGGTTCGGCGGACTTATCGCAGATCGAGTATCGGTTGCTCGCGCACTTCGCCGTCGGTCCCGGATCGGAAGAAGTCCGTCGGCGCTACAACGAAGACCCGACGACCGACTATCACAAGATGTGCGCGGAGCTTGCGGGTATTCCGCCGGAGGACAAGAAGCGGCGAAAATACGTGAAAAATCTGAACTTCGGAAAAACGTACGGAGCCCGCGCGAACAAGATAAGTACGATGCTCGGTTGTTCGAAGGCGGACGCGCAGGACTTCATGGACCTGTACGACGAAAAGCTTCCGTTCAACAAGGCGACGTTCGAGGCGTGTCAGAACTACGCGAACAAGTACGGTTTCGTTCGGTCGATCCTCCGCCGTCGCCAGCGCTTCCTCCTCTGGGAACCGGCGAAGAAGGACTGGGACAATCCCGCGACGCCGCTCCGCCGCGAAGAAGCGCTGAAGAAGTGGGGGCCGCGTATCGTTCGCTATCAAACGTACGCCGCGCTGAATCGCAAAATGCAATCGAGCAACGCGGATTGGATCAAGCTTTTTATGGCCGACGGCGCCGAATCGGGGTTGACCGCGCCCGACGCGCTCGGGCCGTACCTTTCGACGATCTACGACGAAACGAACGTGTCCGTTCCGCGGACGAAGCGCGGGCGCGAGGCTTGGGAAGCCCTGCAAGTCGGCATGCGCGACGCGATCAAGTTGAAGGTCCCCGTTCAAGTTTCGGCGAAGCTCGGCGAGACGTGGGGAAAAGCGTTATAAGGAAGGGAAAATAGCCGTGGGATTATTGTTAGCATTCGATACGGAGACGTGCGGGATTCCGAACGACCGCCTCCCCGACGACCACCCGGCGCAGCCGCCGCTCGTCCAGCTCGGCGCGCTCCTGATCGACGAAGACAACGGCGCCGAATGGGCGACGCTCGAACTGATCGTCAAGCCCGCGGGGAAGTACCGCATCCCCGATTCCGCGGCCCGCGTTCACGGCATCACGACCGAACTCGCGGAAGCCGTGGGCGTTCCCCTCAGCCTCGTCGTGCCCGCCTTCGTCCGCCTGCGACACTTGGCGAGCCGGATCGTCGCCTACAACGCGCCCTTCGACCTGACGATCATGCGGCAGGCGATCGCGCGGCTCGGCAAGCCGGTGACGCTTCCTGGTCCGGACGGCGTCGACGACGTCGCGGCCTTCGCGACGCCACTCTGCGAGATGCCGCCTACCGAACGAATGATCGCGGCCGGGCGCGGCGATCAGTTCAAGATGCCGAAGCTGATCGAGGCTTACGAGTACTTCTTCGGCGAGAAGTTCGAGGGCGCGCACGGCGCCCTCGCCGACGCGCGGGCTACGGCGCGAATTTGGTTCGAAATCAAGAAAAGGGGCGCGTGATGAAATGGTATGTCTACGCGCTTTATCGAGAAGACGGTACGCCGTTCTACGTGGGTCGTGGAACAAAGGCGCGATGGGGAAGTCACGAACGCGCTACGCGACGCGGTGAAGTTCAAGGAAATCGACAGAAGTATGAAATTATAAAAGCGATTTTGGCGCTAGGGAAAGCTATTAATAAGAAAAAGCTCGGAATCTTCGCAACCATGGAAGAGGCTTCTGCGTTTGAGGTTGCGATGATCGCGCGGATAGGGCGTACGGCTAACGGCGGGCCGTTAGTCAATAGAACGGACGGAGGAGATGGCGGACTTTCTGGAATAAAGGTTTCAAAAGAAACGCGCGAAAAGATAAGCAAAGCGGTGTCGGGAAAGAAGCGCTCTCCGGAATTTTGTAAAAGTGTATCAATGCTTCATACTGGTCGCGTATGGGATCGCGAAGTAGTTGAGCGGCGCGCGTCGAAGATTCGCGGCAGAAAATACTCGAAAGAGCACTGTCAAAAACTATCCGACGCGCGAAAAGGCGTCCCGTTATCAGAAGCGCACGCCGCGGCACTTCGAGGAAAGAAACGGTCTCCGGAATCGTGCGAGCGAATGCGCAAAGCGGCTATTGCCGCATGGAAAAGGAGGCGCGAACTATGAAGCTGTCCGATTTTCGTAAGTTGAAGCTTTTAATGAACATGACCCTCTCCGGCGCCGACCAGGAACGCTTGACCGCGATCGATAAGGCGAACGAGATCGTCCGGCGATCCGACACGACCTGGGACCGAATCCTCGACCGCGTCATAACGATCGAGAACCAGATCGAGTCGGTCGAGGCGGCGACGAGCTTCGCGCGGGACGGATCGCCGTCGGCGGTCGCGGCGCGGAAGGCCGCTTACGCGAAGCGGGTCGAAGAGGCGTTCTCGGTGATCGAGGATACAGACCCGCGCGGCGACTTCGCGGACTTCATCGCGTCTTTGAAATCGCAGTGGGATTCGAAAGGCCGTCTTTCGGAAGCGCAGGCCGAGGCGCTCTTTAAATCGGCGAAGAGGGCGGAGGAACGAAGATGAGCAGAACGCGATGCGGCGACGGGCGTACTATGCGGCACGGCCCGCAACCGGACGACCCGTACCTCGAAACCGATATCGGGCAGTGCGAAGACTATGGCGGTAAAGGTTGCATCTGCGAGTGCTGCGGCGGCCCGCTAGTCCGCCAGCCCGACGGAACGCTGCGGTGTGACCCGTGCGATACCGCCCGCGAAGAAGGCGAAGTGTTCGTCGCCGAACACGGCTTACTGGAGGGCTTACGATGACCGACTCCGAACGCGCGGAAATCGCGCTCGCGAAGATCGCGAAAGACGCCTGGGCCGCGTCAAAGCCCCTCGCGACTGGTACGGCGGAGCAGCGAAAGAACGAAAGATGGCGGGCGGTCGTACGGGCGGTTCGCGCCGAGGTCCTCGCGGCGTCGAAGAAGATTGCTCCCGAAGATTGTCCCGGCCACGTAGCGTCTCAGCTAGACGTAAAAATCTGCGCTATCTGCGGAATTCACGTCGACGAACTCCGCCCGGACGAATCGCGGGACGGCCTGGGGCACGGCCTTTGACCCTCGAATCCTCGCTCTGGTCGACGACGAAGGCGAACCTATCCCCGTTCGGAAAGCTCGTTCGCTTCGAGAATGCCATCGGGACCGGCGAGGGCGATGTCGTCTATTGCCTTCGCAGCCTAAAGCCCGGCTCGATCGCCGCTACCGGCTTCCTCGAACTCAAGGTCGCCGAGCTTCCGGTTCGGCCGATGACGCCGATCCGCCCGCATCACCTGACGATCGACCAAGTCAAGTTCGCGGAGGACTGGTCCGCCGCCGGAGGCCGCGCGTTCCTCTTGCTTCGGATGGCGCCCTTCTACCTCCTCTTTAGCCCCCCTGGCATACGGGCGCTTTATCAGGGGGGTGTTTACGCCGGGACCGCCGACGCGATAGTCGCGGGGCGACACGCGGACGATTCTCGCCCGCATCATCCGCTCGTCGTCGGCCGCGGAAAGTTCCCGCTCGGGCCGATCCTCCGGCGCCTCGTAGAATAAGGAACGTCTTCCTATGACGAAGAAAAAAATCCCTATAAAGGACTTCGACCCTAAAGACCTCAGGACCCGAACGCCGGGAGAAAGGCTCTGGCTTGCCCGGAAGGGACTCGGGCTCTCTCAGGTCCAGGCAGCGGCGCTCGCAGGCGTCGGCGAAACGGCCTACGGGAAGGCGGAGAAAGTCCTGTTTGGGGCTCCTACCCCCTTTAAAAGCCCTTTCCCGCCGATTTCGAAGCCTTCCCTCCCGGTCCTTCTCGCTCTCGCCCGGCGGCGCTCGGGACTCGGCCTCGACGGAACGGCGGCGGCGCTCGGCGTCAGCAAGGTTACGCTTCTTGCCTGGGAGCGAGACGGCGGGCCGGGTCTGAAGGTCTTCTGGGAGCGGAGGGGGTACGTCTTTCCGAAGAAGTAGCTTTACTTTTCCGTATTCCGGGAGCCTAATAAGGGCGAAGAATCGGAGCACAAAGCATGGCGTCGGTAGCGAGAAGAATTCCGGGGTGGACGACCCCCGAGGAAGAAGCGGAGAAGACCCGCGCCTACGAAGACGCGCTGATCGCCCGCTACGTCGAAGGGCTCCCGCTTACGCGCGTAGATCGTCGTGAGGCCGTCGCGCTCCTAAAGGAGCGGAACGCGCGTATTCCGGCTCGCCAATGAAAACTATCGAAGAGCGCCGGATCGCGGCGCTTCACCTCGTCGTAATCAACGGCCCGCTCGCCGCGTTCTACGGGCCGCGGGCCGCCGCGGCTAGGGCGACCGTCCTGACGACCCTTACTGAGGAGAAGGTTCCGAAGGCGAAGGCGGGCTGGAACGTCTTCCGCACCGCGCTCTTCGAAGCGGTCGGGATCGCCGACGGAACCGCCGTCGCGAAGGAGACCGAGTTCGACCAGAAGGCGCGGGAAATTGTTGAAGCAGCAAATCGAAAATAACCAGGAGAACCAAAAATGACCGAAACCCCAAAAACCTTTATGCATCGCTTCCGCAGCTGGATGCCGGAAGTTTTGTGCCAGCGTCATACGAACCCGGACGGGTCCGAAGGCGGCATCGTAGCAGTCTCTGCGAAGATCGCGGCGGCGATTACGATTCCGGCGAATTCCGAAGTTATGGCAGGCGCGAGCATCGGCGAGAGCGCGAGCATCGGCGAGAGCGCGAGCATCGGCTACGGCGCGAGCATCGGCTACGGCGCGAGCATCGGCAATCGCGCGAGCATCGGCAATCGCGCGAGCATCGGCTACGGCGCGAGCATCGGCAATCGCGCGAGCATCGGCTACGGCGCGAGCATCGGCTACGGCGCGAGCATCGGCGAAAGCGCGAGCATCGAGAAGGATGACTGGTTATTCGTCGCCGGGCCGCAGGGTTCGCGCGCCGCCTGGGCTACGGCAGTCTACTCCGCCGAATACGGCCTCCGGTGGTGGGTCGGCTGCCAGCACGCCTTGACGACCGAAGACCTTCGAGCGCGACTCGACGAAGAGTATCCCGCCGATAGCGAAGACGAGGACGCTCTGGCGTACCGGGCCGACTACCTCTACCTGATCGGCGTCGTCGAAAATCATCCTGGATTGGCCCGGCACAAGGCGAAATAGGCGCTTTACTTTTCCGCAAAGCGGGAATAGGTTTGGACCGTCGACCCGATTCCCCGATCGACTTCGGGGAGGGCGACCGGAGGGAAGAAGATGACGATACGCGTAAAATACCCTCTCGATCAAAGATACCCGCATATCTATAAAAAATTAAAAAGCCTTCACGGCGCGGCAAAGGCAATAGAGATACTTCTCGATGCGTCGCGCAAGCTGCCCTACGCGTTATCGTGGATTCGCGCTGTACGGAAGCTTACGCCATGAGCGCCGCCCTCGCCGTCAAATCGCCCCGCGCCTTCGTCGCATCGAATCATCAACAAAGATTCTTCGAATGGGTCGCCGTAGGCTCCGGCTCCGCGACGCTCAAGGCAGTCGCAGGATCGGGAAAATCGACGAGCATCGTTCGCGCCCTGGCAGGCATTCCAGAAACCGCGACCGTTCTTATCCTCGCCTTTAACGCGCCCGTCGCGAAGGAGATGCGAGGAAAGATCGTCGACTTCGGGCTCGAAGTAGGGCGCCCGTTCCGTAACATCGAAGCCGCGACGTTCCATTCCCGAGGCTTCCGCGCGCTTTGCAAGCGCTGGCCTCGCGATTCGAAGATCGAAGTCGACAGCGGCAAAGTTCGGAAGATTCTTAAGGATCGGCTCTCGGAGCGCGAACTCGATATGTACGGCGATTTCGTCTGCAAGTTGGTCGGATACGCGAAGGGCGTCGGCGTCGGCATCCCCGGCCTTGCGCCGGACGAATACGCGACGTGGTCCGAGATAATCGCGACACAGGAGATGTGGCTCGACGACGAAGAAGCGACCGAGGCCCGCGCGATCGACGTCGCCCGCAAGGCGCTTAAGGTCTCGAATCACAAGGCCGAGACGGAGAAGTGGATCGACTTCGACGACCAGCTTTATCTTCCGCTGTTTTGGAACCTTCGGCTCTTCCAGCACGATTGGGTGATCGTCGACGAATGTCAGGATACGAACCCCGTCCGTCGCCTCTTCGCCCGCCGTTCGCTGAAGCCTTCCGGACGGTTCGTCGGCGTTGGTGACCCTTGCCAGAGCATATATGCGTTCACGGGCGCGAACTCGAACGCGATGGACCTTATCGCCGCCGAGTTCCATACCGTAGAGCTTCCGCTTACAACCTCCTACCGCTGCCCAAAGGCCGTAGGCACCCTCGCCCGTGACTTAGTTCCTTACTTCGAGGTCGCCGATACGAACCCCGATGGCGAGGTCGAGTGGCTGCCGGCGAAAAAGGCGATCGCGAAGCTCTCGAACGCTGACGCAGTACTCTGCCGCCAAACCGCCCCCCTGGTCTCACTTGCATTCGCCCTTATCGCGGATGGCAGGGGGTATTTCGTGCTCGGAAAGGACATCGGCGCCGGCCTTGCGAACCTGATCAAGAAGCTCCGGCCGAAGGGCGTTCCGAACCTCATCGAGCGGCTCGACGCGTGGGTTGAGAAGGAAGTCGCGGAAGCTGAGAAGGCCGGAAAGCCTGCCAAGGGCGAAGCCGCAGCCGACCGCGCCGCCGCGATCCGAGTCGTCGCCGATTCGATTCCGGAGGCCGACCGGACGGTTCCTAGCGTGTTGGCGCGGATCGCCGAGCTGTTCGCCGACGGGACCGGGAACGGTCTCCTGACGCTTTCGACGATCCATAAGGCGAAGGGCAGGGAGTGGTCGAACGTAGCGGTGCTCGCGCCGGAGCTTTCGCCGTCGAAGGCGGCGAAGAGCGTCGAAGCTTATCAGCAGGAACTCAATCTTCAATATGTTCGCGACACGCGAACGAAGTTCGGGCTTTACTTCATGGAAGGGGAGTACGCGAGATGAGCGTATGCTTATGTAAAGATTGCGATCGCCTCATCGACTCCGATGACGATCCCGACTGCTTCGTTGAAGTCGGGAATATGCGACGGATGAACTGGACGGAAACGGTTTGCGAATCTTGCCGAGCCGTTCGCGAAGCGGAGGCGGAGCGCGCCGCTAATTTGGCGAACTCCATACCGTCGGACTGGGAGCCGACTCCTGCGCAACAAGCTATTATAGATGCGGCGGAAGAAGATGAAGGGGAGCCTAATTTATGAATAACGAAACCTACATCGGCGACGCGGTCTACGCGAGCTTCGACGGCTACCATGTCAAGCTACGAACCGGCGACGGAAACAACCAGACGATCTTCCTCGACCCGTCCGTCTTCGCGAACCTCGTCGCGTTCGAGAAGCGCGCCCGCGCCGAAGCATTGGCCGCGGCTACCGCCGCGCAAGGAGAACAGTCGTGAAGCTGATACTCGTAAGCCCCGCGAAGCCGGGAGAAACGCGCCGCTCGTTCCGCTGCAAGTCGAGCCGCGGATATTCGTGCCGATGGTCGGTCGGGAAAACGTCGAAAGGCGATTTTAAGGCGCTATCGGTCGGACAGGCAAAGGTCGGTGGGCGTCCGATACCATCCGACTTCCTCCCGTTCGAAATTATGGATGCCGTCATGAGCCAGAACATACGCTTCGGAACGCTAGAAGAAGCCGAAGCGTTCGTTCGCAATCTATAGGAACTGCGTATATGACCGCCGTCGTCTTCGAAACCCCCGGCCTTATCGACGTCCGCGCCTTTACGATCATGGGCGCGCACGCGAAGCCGAACTCCGCGAATCCTATCGGCTACTTCGGAACGGGCCTGAAGCTCGCGCTCACCGTCCTCGTCCGGCTCGGCGCCGAGCCGGTGGCCTGGATCGGCAAGGATCGGTTCTCATTCTCGAAGAAGGCTTCGACCTTCCGCGGTTCCCCGTTAGAGACCATCGTGATGCGGGTCCTCAAGGCCGGGAACCGCCGCGCGACGACCTACGAGCTTCCCTATACAACGGCGTACGGGCGGAATTGGGAAGTTTGGCAGGCGTTCCGCGAGCTGGAGAGCAACACCCGCGACGAAGGCGGAAAGACCTATCTCGTCAACGCTATCGCGGAGCTTTCCGTTGCCGACGTCGTCGAGGGCGCTTCGAACCTGACCTGGATCGTGATTGACCTTCCGCCCTTCACCGAAGCCGCCGCCACGATCGACGACATCTTCCTCCCGCGCGGGAGCCGAGGCGCGAAGGACATAATCCTCGAAGCATTCGATGGGCCGAGCGAGCACCTCTACTACCGGACGATGCGCGCCGCCGACCTTAAGAAGCCGTCGATCTTCAAGTACAACTTCCTCGAACACCTCGACCTTACCGAGGACCGGACGATCAAGTACGAGTTCTACGCGAAGGCGGCCGTCGCGCGATGGGTTCTTTCCGCCGCGACCGAAGAGCAAGTCGCCGCGATCCTTAGCGCTCCGAAAGAAGCCTGGGAGCACGGCCTCGAACTTCCCGGCTACGTCGCGCCGTCGGAAGCCTTCGAGAGCGTTATGCGCGCCCGGCGCGTTCGGATTTCGAAGAACGCGTGGTCCTACTACGGCGCCTACGCGCCGTCGAGGCGGGCTCCGCGGCCGGGCGCCCCATGGTCCCTGTTCAACGCCCATCCGCGACCGTAGAAGGTCGAGGGCCTGGAGATACGTGACGCCGTAGGGAACGCCGTCCTCGCGGCCCCGGAAGGCTACTACGACGACTGGGAAACGACCGCACGGGCCGTCTGCGAGCGGATAAAGGTGCTGGCGTTATGACCGCCTACTTCCCGCCGAACCCGCCGAAAATCCCCTGGCGCCGCCGCGATGCCGAACGGGCAGGGGGTGTTTTATCGATAGGATGGGTCGTCGCCGCGATCGTCCTCGGCGGCCCCGCCGTCCTCGGAGGACTCCTAATCGCGCGGGAACTATGCGTCACCGTCTGCCTTTGCGAATGATAAGGGAACATTGACATGACTCTCTGGAACACGTTCATCGGCCTACTTAGCTTCGTTATTTTCGTCGTGGTCACCTTCGCGTTTCCGAGGACGGTACTCGCAGCGTTCTTCGCGATCTTCTTCGTCGGATGCGTGGCGGCGATCATGCAGCGTTTTTGGAAGGGCGGCGTACCGCGCCGATGAAAAGGCCCGGAACGCTTTCGCGCCGGGCCTTCTTTCTGATCGATTCTCGAAGCGCCGAACTAGCTCGTACTGGTGCCCCGCGCTTCGGCTACGGCCGCGAGCCATTTGACGTGAGCGGTATCGGCCGCGGCGTTGTAGGAAGCCCACTGCTCGGCGGTCGGCGCCGCGCCGCCTTCTACGGCGGCCTTGATGTTGTCGTAGAGCGCGACGACGGACGGGACCGCGTTGACGAGGCCATTCGCGACCGTCGCGGCGAGCTTGATCGCGCCCGCGACTTCGGCGCCGACCGGGAAGACGGCCGCGATGGTCGTCGCGACGTTGAAGATTTCGGAAACGACGGATTCGACGGTCGGCTTCGCAATGGATTTTCCGGATTCACTCATGACGGCTCTCCCGTAGCGGCGCGCATCTGCGCGTTGTAGGTGTCGAGGGCGGCCTTCGCCGCGGCGAGCGCGCCCGATTTTCCGCTCTTGACGGCTTTCCGGACGTCGAGGAGCGCGGCATAGGCCCCGGCCTCGATAGCCGCCATCCGGTCGATCTGCGCCGCCGTCGCCTTCCCGGAGCGAACGTACGCGGTTCCAAGCGAGACCGTGGCGGTATAGAGGTTCTCGGCCGCCGCGGCGGCGTTCTCCTGCGTCGGCGACGTCGACGTAAGCGTGTCGTAGACCGCCGTAACGGTCGAGCATCCGCCGAGCGGAACGGCGAAGGCGATCAACCAGACCGCGGCGATGCCTAGAACGATTTTCTTCATGATACCTCCTTATTGAACACCGCGGCGGAGGACCGTCCGAGTGACCGCCTGTCGGACCCGGAGGGGGTTAGGTCCGGCGGGCGCCGTTCGAACGGCCCACCGCCGCGGTGCTAGGCGAACCGTACTAGTTAGGTTGCGGCGACGGTTTCGCCACCGTCTCTTGCGCCGCCCAGTCGTCGCGCGCATTTACGATACGGGCGCGGAGGCCGGCGCAGGTTCCGAGGTTGTCGGCGAGCAGTGCTGTGGCATCAGACAGTGATAGGCTGGAACCGGCACTGTCAGGCTCTGAGGAGCGGTTGGGAAGCTCGTCGACGGGGACACCGAGTCCGGCTGCGTCGAGCACGCGCTCAAACCCAACAGGCAGCTTGCAGCGAGCATCGTCTTGAACGGTGACGTACTTCGTAACATAGCGAAGAATCTCCTTCGTATTACCGGCCAGCTTGCCCTGCTGGTAGGCGTTGTCGAGGTCCGCCTTGCGGGTTTCCTCCTGCTGCTTGTCGCGGATCACCCAGCCCTTTTTGTACGCTTTTACAACGGCGGCCTGCTGGGCAATCGTCATATCCTTGATAGTGTTGTCCTTGAAGGCCGCGGTGACCGCGTAGGAGGCGTATCCGGCCAGCGCCGCCGAGACGACGCCGGCCGCAACATATCCCCACACGCCGCCAAGCGCGCCGGACGCGGCTGACCAAGCGGTTTTTAGAAGCGCCAACATGACGGACCCCCTGATTACGATTCGGGTTGGTTTCGGATCAGCCGAGCAGCCCCCATAATACACCCATGACTACCGCCGTACCGCCGACGCCGGACCAAAACCCGGTCAGCGGATTGCGGGACAGCCACTTGCGGAAGGTGCCCCAGTTCTCGCCGGCTTCGTTCACGATTTCCGTCACTTTGTTCGTCATGCTACTCTCCTGCTATGGCCGCGGTCTGCTTGTCGGTTGACGAAGCAGTTGCGGCCGTTTGTTTGTCGATCGTTGCGGCGCCCGTGATGGTTTTCTTGTCCTCGGTCGAGGCAAGGAATGCGGCCTTCTTTTCGTCGGTACGCTGCGAGCCGAATTGCTGGGCAATGACCGTTACCGACGCAATGACTGCCGTTCCGATTATGCCATCGCCCTTATACGCGGACCAGCATCCCATAAAAAGCAGCGTGATACCGCACATCCAGAGCACGGCCGAACGCGTAATTTTCACGAACATCGGGTCTTCTGGTTGCGGCGTACTGCCGATAGAAACCAGCACTTCTTTTGCCTTCGACGCGAGTTCACCGATGCTACTCATTTGCTTAAGTCCCATAAAGCCCAACCGCGCGCCACGAAACGGGGAACGCCTGCGATGTGCTCGCGCTTCCAAACGCTTGCACAAGCAGCGTAGTTCCGGTCGTATTCCACGAAACGACATGAGCTACTTGATCATAGTCGGTACCTAAACCGGCGCTTGAGTTTATCAAAGACGCTTGAACATTGTAGCATGCAGTAAACGTGATAGGAAACGACACGACGAATGCGCCATCCCCTTGACTATACGCCGAAGTCGTTCCCCAAGCGTCCATCGTTCCATCGGGATGAATCGTATAGCCGTTCGTGGCACGAGAGGCGTAGGCGACGGCAGAAAAGATTTCAAAGCTGTCGCTGGTCGTGTTGTACATCACCTGGAAGATCGAATTGCGAGGAATGTACACAGTCGTCCTAAACGATCCCCCAGGCATTTTCGGATATACGATGGACTTCGCGGCCAGCGACCCTACTTTGAGCGTCGGTATACTCGCGTCCGTGCTACTTTTTTTAATCCGGATCGGAACGCCTGCGAGCGCCGTAAGCGACGCCGGTGCTGGCGTCAAGGATATGAGCACCGTATTGGTGCTTCCGGAATCAACCGCGTAGTTTCCGGCCTGCGCCTGAATCTTCGCGGCAACAATCGACGAGTCGTTGACCCACTCCGTCGTCGCGATCTTCTGTGAATCGTCCGCCGGGTCCGTCGGTGTCGTCGCAGTCGGGTTGACGAGCGCCGGAGCGTTCAGCGGCGCGAGGCCGGTCGGAGTCGACAAAAGCTCGAAGTTCGTTCCGTCATATGCGACCTCGAAAATCGCAGAGGCCGCGAGCATCCCCGAAAGCGGGTCGGCCCCATTCGGAAGTTTGATCGGCGTCGCCGTCAGGCCGTTGACCGAAAGCGTGATCGCCCCGGTATTGATCGACGCGATCTTCTTGACGCGGATCGGCGCCCCGAGGATCGCGGCGAGGTTCGCCGGAACGGGCGCAAGCGTCACGGCCGCCGCGTTCGCGGTGCCCGAATCCGCCGCGTAGTTCCCCCCCTGCGCCTGAAGCTGCGCCGTCGTAACGCCGCCTGCGACGTTCATAGGGCTTTGGAGGATGAAGTTCGTTCCGTCGAAGATGGTCGAAAACAATCCATTCGCCGGAAGCTCTCCGCTACCGATCGCCGTGCCATCGCCGTGAACCAGGGGGGTAGCGGGGAGACCGTCGACGGCGATCGTGACGGCCGCCGTGTTCGCCGCCGCGGACTTTTTGACGCGGAGCGGGGCGCCGGTAAGGGCGGCGAGTGCCGCCGGGGCTGGCGTAAGCGACACGACGATCGCGTTCGCGGTTCCCGCGTCGACGGCGTAATTCGTCGCTTGAGCTTGTAGCGTAGGCGGTTGCGTCATGGCTGCGGCGGCACCGGCGGTCCAAAGATTCGATGCAATATCTCCGGCGGTCCACGCCCGCGCAGCGGTGCCTTCTTGCGCGCGGACGATCGTCAAGGCGTCGGTGCTTCGCGCGGTGACTTTGACGATTTCGGAAATCAGCTTCGTCGCGGCATCGACGAACGTCAAAAGGAAGTAGTCGCCGTCGGTCGGATTTGGGAACAAAGCCCCAGCGCCGCTCGCGAGGTTGACCGTCGTCGCGTCGGCCGCGATCGAGCCCGCGATTGTCGTCTTCGCGTTATTGCTCCAAAGGATCAGTGCCATGAGGTCCTCACGTGACCGCGGAAATGTCGACCGCGTAGGTAAACTGGAACGGCAGTTCGAGTACACCGCCCTCGATTCCGGCTTTTAGGACCGGCGCGAAGGCGAAAAGATCGGAAGGGATCGGGACGCCGCCGATCGGAGAAACGCCGATGGCGAATATCCCGATTCCGGAGAAGGCGTTTTCGGCGTATGTAAGCGTAATCGTAGCGAGCGTGTCGGGGCCGAACGTGACGCTAACGTCGTAGGTCGATCCTACGTCGACGTCGGTTCCGTTCACCCCGTAAAGAAACCGAACGACGCGGCGTTTGAGCCACCGAACGCTGAAGGTCTTTCCATCGCCTTTGTAGAAGTGCCACGTCAGAATGCGCTTGAAGATGTCGTCCGTAACGGCCGGGTCCGGGGATGACCCGCCTACGGATTCATATCCGTTTAACGGTGCCGTGTTTAGCGCGGCCGTATTCAAGGGGCCGGTCGTCTCCGCGCTTCCCGATGCCGAAAGCGACGGCCGGACCATACCATAGAGGCCCGCAGCTTCCCAATCTAAAAGGTCGCCGACGATCGGCGCCCCCGTATAGATTGGGAGGTTGATCGCGTTGAACCACGCGACGTAGTCCTGCGACTTTGTATTATACGCACTGACGAACGCCTGAAGCGACTCGTCGTCGTTGTACTGTTGATAGAGATAGGCCGGGATCGTTTTGGAAAGCATCAGCTTACGCCGTACGCCTCGATCGTCGAACCGTTCGCGTCGACGATCATGAATCCGGCGCCGTTCGCCCCCGCCGAACCATTTTCCGTCGTAATGGTCGCGACCGCGTTCGCAGCGACTCCGTCTAGCGTAATGTAGACTATGTTCGCGTTCGGGGTTGCGCTACGCTTGACGACGCGGACGGTATTTTGAAGGATGCTTGTTCCGGAAGTCGGATTGAAGCGAAGAACGACGTCGCCTGCGCTCGTATCGACCGTGACCTTGCACGCCGTATCGAGGATCGTCGCGTCGGCGCTTACCGACGTATTCGAGAGCAGCGCGTCTTGCTTTCCTGAGAACGCCGCAGCCCACTCGGCCGGTGATGGAACGTATCCGAGCAGCCAGCCGGGGTTAGATTGAACGGATGCCATCGACTAGCCCCTCACGATCAAGATGTTCGACGAAGCCGTCGAGAAGTAGCTTTCGGAATCGCCCGCGATTATTCCAGTTCCGGCCTCCGGCGACACACCTATTCCGTCGATCGAAACCGCGAACACGAGCCGCGTCAGAAGCGAAGTTGCTATCAGCGACTCGACGGCGGTCTGAAAGGTCGATTGAAGCTCGAACAAATTCATTGAAACGCCTGCCGCAATCGCGTTGACGTAGTCGGCGATCGCCGGAGCAGCGGCCTGCGCGACGGACGTGTCCGAAACGGAGTTAGTCGACGTCGTGTTCCACGTGACGGCCATCGTGACCGTTTGAAGCGGCGGATTGACAAACGGAATCGTGTAGACGTCGGGGTAGTCGTTAATCGAAACGACGATGTTTCGGGCATTCGGCGTAACGACGCCGCTGCCCGTATAGGTCCCGAATCCCGTCGTATCGACGCCGAACGAGAACGTCGTCGGCGAAAGAACCGTAACTGTATAGGGACCGCCGTTCGCGCCGGTCATCCCTAGCGCATCGGAAATGTAGACGTTCGACTGCCCGGTGGCGAGGCCGTGATTGAGTTCGGTCGTGACGACACCGGGATTCGCCTTCGTGATTCCAGAAATCATCATCGTCGACCCGACGAGTCCGGGAAGCCAAAACAAGGCGTCGAATATAGCGCCACCGACTTCGTAAGGGTCACCGCCTCCGACGAGAACTTCCCATCCCCCCGTCGCCTGCCGAACGGAAACGAGCCGAGACTGAACGCCGGTGATCTTTTTCAGTGCAGTCTTTAAGAGCTTCGTAAAGCCCGTCGCGGCGGCGAGCCCGGCTTCGAGAACCTGCGCGCGGTACTCGCCTTCAGTTTGATCGCTCGACGCCGGAGTGCCGTCTTGCGGATTCGTGACGAATAGGGCGATGCCTGCCGGAAGCGACGTTACGATCGTCGTAACGGTGTTCTCGGGAATCGCCCACGTGCCGGAGAGCGAAGCGACGGCGTATAGGGGGGAAGTTGTGCCGTCCGATTTGACGGTGCCGCCTTCGCGAAGAACATACTGGTAGGTGCCATCGGATACCGTAAAGCCCTGTGAAATCTGATACCCCGGCGTTCCATCGTAGAAGGTAACGTAGACGGACCCGTTCGACCCTACGCCTTTCGGGACGCCGTAGACCTGCCCGAGCTGGTTATTGAGGAACGCGTTCGCGCCGTATGGCGTCAAGGAGTTGATCAGTTCAGAGACGAAGGAATCCGCTACGGACAGGCCAGCGACTTCGGTCGACGAAACATCCTCGATCAGCGATCCAGGAAGATTCGCGGTGTAGCCTGGAACGTCGGCCGCGACCGCGGCTATAAGTTCCGCGCGAAGCGTCGCGGGTGTCGTCACCGTCCGGCCCGCCTTCGTCATGACGATCGGTACGTCGGTCATGTCGGAATCGGGACCTCCGCGTTGAGTTTGACGCCGTCGTGCGTCGTAATGTTGATCTTGTACTTAGGCGTCGCGCTGTCTTCTTTCGCGACGATAAGGCTCGCGAAGGCGCTCGAAAACTGCTGCTGCGTCATTGCGACGTAGTAGTCGGGAAATACCTGTTGGACGATCGTCTGCTTCGCGGGAATGCCCCAATTCGCAAAGAACGGGGATTCGCCGAGGTTCAGCTTGAGAACTTGAACGAGCGTCGTCAGCATAACCATATCGTTGAAGCCGTTCGCGTCGGTCTCGACCTTGACCCACGTATAGCTTCCGTCTTCGGCGTACGTACGCCCCCAGGTTCTCACGTCGCCATAACCTTCGTAGCGGCGGAATTGTCCGCGAGCATGACGGCCTGCGACCCTCCGCCGAACGAGACCGTACCGGCAAGCGTCGCGTCGCCGGTGCTTTCGATCTTGCCGTTGACGATCAGGTCGCAATCCAAAGTAAGCCCCGTTCCATTTAGAGTGAACTTTTTCCCGGAGAACTCGGCGACGATTCCGGTAGCGTCGATCGTGATCTTCTTACCACCGAAGTTCGCGACGATCCCGCTCGAATTGACCGTTACCGTCGAGTTCTTGTCGACCGTCCGAAGGATCGCGCCGTTCGGGCCATAGATGACGACCGCCTGCGCGTCGTCCGTAGTCGACCAGTTCTTGTTCCCAAATGGCTCGAATACGAGCGCTGAAAGGTTCGCAGGAAGCGTTAGCTTCGGCGTTCCGCTTCCGAGGCCGCTCATAGCTCCGAGCCGCGCGTCGGAAGAACTCACGCGACCCTTGTCGCCTATCTGCGTCGGATAGCGAATCCATTCCGGACCGGCGAGAGGAACTATGACATGCGGAAGCGTAAACGGCGCCGCGTCGACCTCGAACTTGACTTCGACGATCGATCCGAAGACGGCCACGACCGACGCCGGTAGCGACTTACCAGTAAGCTGAATCGCGTCGAGGACCTTCCCCTCCGCGAACCGGTTCATATCACGGCCGAACCATGTCTTTTGCGCGTTGTCGGCCATTACGCGGTTCCACCGGACGCAGGGATCGACGACGCGTTGAAGACCGTAACCCAGCTCGCGGCGTCGGGCTGCCGGAAGTTTCCGAGGTGGCGCTCTTCGGCAATCCAGAACGTGCCTTGGAAAATGCTCTTTGCGTTCTGCGAACTTCCAGCCGGTATCGCGCTTGCGGCCGACGTCGTCGTTATCGCGCTCTTCGGAAGCGTAACATAGTCTCCGACCGAGAGGTCGTAGCGCATTGCGCACTTGAATTGAATCTTGTTCGGGTCGATCCACGTCGGTTGACCGATCAAGTCCTCGAAGGCTATCGCGACCGGCGTCTTCTGCGTCGACCCATCGTAGACGTTGAAGGTCGTTTCCGTCAGGAGGATTTTTACCCCCTGATAATTTCCACCGACGATGCTCGTGCTCGTGTCGAGAAGGTGCTTCGCGTACTGCGCCGCCGAATAATAGTAGCCGACATCGTCTTCCGAAAGAATCAGCTTAGAGCTAATGTCGATTTTTGAATCGTATTTCGGAAACGCCGTCTTGAGCGTCGACGCTATCGCGTCGGCTAGGGGGGTTCCCTTCTTCCAGTTGTGGACGATATTCTTCGGAGCAGCGTTCGTCCCTAGATTCGCGGTTACGACCATGTCGAGGGTCTGATCGAGACCAATCCAGTTTCCCCAAGCCTTTAAGATATAGCCTTGAAGAATCAGGCCGCTTTGCTTTTCCTTCGCGAGCGGGAGGCCCTTCTTCATTCCGCCGTAGACTTCGATCCGTTTTCCGACGAGGTCGTGCGCTTGGCTAATGTCTTCGAGCGCGATACCCCAAACGCGAATCCACCCGTCTTGAATGGGGACGGCGAGGTTCGAGACGGTAATGTCAAGTTCGACGTTGAAGGCACCCGGAAGATTTGCGCCGTTGACGTAGCTCGTATACGTCGCGTCCGACTTGAGACCCGCGAGGCTCTTCGGCTTGACGACTTCGCCGCTGTCGGGGTCGCTTATGATGATCGAGTAGTACCTCACGGTGAAACCTCGAACTGCTGCGAGGCTTCCCGGAAGACGATAGACGACGCGAAGTAGCCTCCGACGAGGTTGATGTCGTAGCCGAGCGGCGATCCGACGACGGCGACCGTCGCGATCAAAGTTCCGTCGAGCGCCGAGACCTCGGCGTAGTAGCGCTGCCCAGCGAGGCTCCACTTAACGACGACCGTATAGACACTGCCGTCCAGCGTCGGCTGGAACTGGAACGGCGCCGACGATGATGGTTGAAAGTCGTATGCCGTCATCTAGCTATGATCCGCTGACGTTGGCGCCTAAGACGCCGGACGCGCTCGGAATGATCGACGAAACCATGCTCGCTATCGACGATCCCGCCGTCTGCGCGAGGCCGGACCACGTCGGCTCGCCGTCGATCGCCGTACCGCCCGTAATCTTGCTCATGAGCGCGTTCTCGGCCGCCGCGGCGTCATCGAGGGTTAGCAGGGGGCGGTAGAAGTCCCACTGCCACGCCGTCTGTGCTTGTGCTGTCGGCGCGTTCGAGGCGTCCGAAAGCTTCAAGAGGAGGAGGTTCGTAAGAATGCAGCTCGGCGTCGCGACGGTATAGGTCCCTCCGGCGAGGTTGTGCTTTTCAAGAACGGCCTTGAGCGCGGTCATCGTCGCGAGCTTGGTGAAGTACCCGAGCGCAGCCTTCGCGGGGCATGTCATCAAGAGCGATACGGCGAGCGGCTGCGCGATCGTCGCGTTCGCCGCGACGGCTTGATTCGCGAACGGGTACGCTCCAACCTGCTGCTCGATCAGTGTCATACCGGGAAGCGGCGCGAAGTGGGCGAAGTAGTTGTCGAGGTTGAGAACGTCTCCGCCGCTAAGGAGACCGTCGACGAAGTTGAGCGACTCCGTAATTGCAATGATCGGCAGCATGCCTCCGAGGATTTCCTTCGCGATCCCACCTTTCAAGATGATGGGCGAAATCTCGAACGCGAGTTTGAAGATGTCCTTCCCGATGCTCATTGCGGAAGCTGGCTCGCGGTTACGACGGCGTTACCGCCGGTGTTGTTCTCGATCTTGATAATGTATGCCTTCGTCTCGGCGGGGGCGTGGGCTTTCCAGTTCGCGCCGTATTTCGCGATCGCCTTATCGGTGTTCCCTTGACCCCAATTATATCCGGAGAGGATTTTTTCGAGGTCTCCAGAGTAATGACGAATCATCCGCAATAGCTCGGCCTTTGCCATTTCGCGAGCTTGCTTCGGATCGTCAGGGTTTTTCCCGTACGCAGCAGCGGTCGCAGGCATGATTTGATACATGCCACGGGCGCCTTTCGGCGAAAGGTTGAACTTCCCGTTCGCGGATTCGACTTTCGCGATTGAAGGAAGAAGCTCGTCGACGGAAATACGCCTACTATTTTGAAGGAGCCACTTTTTAGCTTCGGGGCTATTTCCTTGAAGTATCCCCGCGCGAAAATCATCCTGGCGCTTCCGCGCAGCGGCGCCGCCGCTAGGTGCCATATTCGGTACATCGACCTTTGTCGGTATCAAGCGCAGCCATTGAAGCGCTTTAACGACTCCCTGAGCCGCGAGGCCGATATTCGCTGTAAACTCCTTTATATCCGTCTGAAACTTCCCGCTTCCGACGTACCCGGCAAAGCCCTGAATCCCGTCGCCTACGGACTTGAGCCATTTCTCGAGGTCGGGACTGCTCATAAACGTCTCGACCGATTTCGCGAAGGCGTCGGAAAGCTTGTCAAGCGCTTCCGGAATATGTGCACGCCCGAGACCGACGACGAAGACGTTCTCGATCTTCTGCCCGGCGCGAGTCATTCGAACAGCGAAGTTCTGCCACGCAAGCTGCGCCGTCGCGTCAAGACCGAACTCCCTTTTATCGCGACCGAACGCGTCCGCGTATCCGGCGAGTTCGCCGCGCGACGTAGCCTTGATCCGCTCAAACTCCTGCAAGGAGATGAACTGATCGAGTCCCCGCGCGGACATAGTCTGCTGAAGGAGCGCCGCCGGCGTCTGATCCGCGATCCGCTTTATCTGCTGGAGAAGGCGGAGGCTTACGTCGGCCGTGCTCCCCCGTAGCTGATTCTCGCCGATCCCAGCGCCGTAAAGCTTCGCGCGAAGGGAAGCGTCGTGCGTGGCGGCATTAATACTCGAAAGGAACCCTTCCGAATCGACGACCCGCCCGTAGTTTACGTCGAACGCCTTCTTCTCGCCATAGGAGACGCCGAGGCCCATCGAGGCCCGCCGGTTCGCGCCTACGGACCCGGCGAGGCGGTCGAGGCCGAAGAGCCCTCCGCCGCCTAGAAGACCCGTAAAGACCGTTCCGATCGATGCCCAGCGAAGTAGGGATGCCGTGATACCCTTGACGTTGTCGAAGACGAGCTTCGACTTCGTCGCGACGTCGGCCCACGTCGTCCGCGCCCGCTTCTCGCTGCGCTCGCGGTCCTTATCCGAGCGCTCGTCGCGTGTTCGCCGCGTCGAATCTTCATTGTCACGCTTCTTGCGATCTTCGGGAGACCCACCGCCCCAACCTTTCGGAGCCTTTTCGGCGGCGGCGCGAAACTTTTCGTAAAGCGCGGCGAACGCCTTGAAATCTTCGTCGTTGACCTCGACGTCGATGATCGACTTCGCCACGGCCTAACCCCCCTGGCGCGAGAGCGCGCGGAGGACGTGCCGTTGCCGGAACTCGTGGGCGGATTCCCAGGAAGCGGCGCCGTAGTGATTCATAATTTCAGAGAATCCTTCGTCCGCGGCCCAGTCTAGGAGGGAACCGACGATACCGCCGCCTTCGCGCCAGAAGGCGCGGTCTCGGTCGACGTCGGCAAGGAAGCGGCGAACGCCGTAGAGTTCGACGACACGAGATGCCCGGACCACAAGCTTATCGCCGATTCGATGATCGCTACCCGGACTTCCCTCAGATGCATCGCCCAGGTCACAATAAAAAAAGCCACGGCGTTGAGGACCTCGTCGCGCGACTCTTCGTCGATCGTGTTTTGGGAGATTGCTTCCTGGAGAGGGACCGAGGCCCAGCCTGACGGCGTCAAGGAAACGTAGTTCGATAGCCGAACGATTTCGGCGATCAGGCCGTTCTCGACGTCGGCGAGGGACGCCGCGCGAAGCGATTCGTCGTTTCCTCCGAGGTCGCGCGCAACGTCGCGAAGGACGTGCATCGCGAGGCGCGGTCCCGCGATTTGGCCGAGGCCCCCCGTATAAATCTTCGCGAACGTCTTGCCGAGGACGAGGTAGTAGCGCGCGAACGCTTCCGGCAATATCGGCGTCGAGTGAACCCAGGCGTCGCCGACCGGGATCACGAGGTTGAGCTTTTTGTCGAGTTCCACGGTTCGTTCCCTCCGAACTGTTTAGACGGTCAACCGTCGAAGAGCGACGAGTTGATCTGATAGTACCCCTTGATCGTCACTAAGAATCCCGCGTCCTTACCGTTAAAGGACAGGGGGGCGACTGCGTTGATTGCGCAGTTTTTCAAGGGATACGGCGAAAGCGTCTTCGCGTCCGGTCGAACGGTGATGTCGCCGATCAGCGCGAGCACTTCCATCTGCTTCTTGTATGAGTCCGAGAGCGGCTGCGTCTTGAGCAGGTGAACCGTTAAGGAGCACATCTGGTACGGTTCCGGTGACGTCGCGGTTCCGGTGAGCGTCGGAATCATCGTCGTCGTTTCGCCTTCGAGCGTTAGCCCGATGCCGCCGTCGCCGAGGAAGGGGGCGGTGATGTTGAGCGTCGGATGGTCGGTGATCACGACGCTGCCCCGGAGCCGGTTGAGCGTTCCCTGCGATACGAGTTGGTTGCCCATCTGCGGCGCCTTTCCGTTACGTCGTGACGAAATCGGTTACGACGATGTTGAAGATGATTTCGATGAAACCATTCTGGTTGACGTAGACGACCGTAAAGCCGCCGTACGTCTGGTCTTTGTAGTCGCTCGGGTTCGCCGCGAGCCACGTCGCGTACGGAACGGCGTTGATCACGAGTTGCCCGTCGAAGTCTCCCGCGTCTAGGGCATCGTTGAACGCCGTAGGCGACAAGGCCGTCTGCGTCACGGTCCCGTTCGCGAGGCCGTACGAAACGGCCTTCGACAGCGTCGCCGCGCCAACGTCCTGAAGGCGGTCGATGCCGTTCTGATTGTAGTAGAGCGGGTTTGTCGGGTCGTTCGACCCATTGATGACCGCGTTCGTCACGTCGAGGTCGGTATTGATCTGAATCCAGTCGACCGAATACCAGTAGGTAAACGGCCTCACGTCCATGGTCGTTCCCCAGAACAGGATTTCGCTACTGATCCCGCCCTCGGCGCCGGTCCCGACGTAGTTGACGCCTGCCGCCTTAAAGGCCGTAAGCGTCGCGCCGTTCCCCTTCGTCGGATAGGCCGTAACGTCCTGAAGGTACGTGAACGCGAGCGGCGTGACCTTGTTCGTCGGGCTCGGGGCGTAGTTCAGCGTCGCGCGGAAGTCCGCCGCCGCCGAGAATTCGGTAATCGGAGAGTCCGGCGATTCGACGTGCCCGACGACGCTCTTGATACCGGCGAAACTCGCGTAGGTCCCTGCCGTCAAGGTAGTGAAAAAATAGGTTTTCGCCGTGTTCGCGGTGTACTTATTGACGAGCGTAACGAAGGTCGCGGCGGCGTTCCACGACTTCGGAACGAGGTAGGAGTAGAACTCGCCGGGATTCGCTGTAATCCACGCGTCGAGGACGGCGATTGCCGCCGCATCTTCGCCCGCGCCGAGTTCGAGGACGAAGACGCCCTGCGCGCTCCCCTGCGCGAAGAACACCGGGTTCATGTTGGCGGAGAGTTCGGCGACGCCGCGAGGCGTATAGGTAACCGTTCCGGTTGCCGGCGAAGTTCCTGGATCGGTCGTTAGGGGGTACGTAAACGTCGTCGACGAAGCGACGGTCGCGAGGACTTCGCCGTTGTATGTGGCCGGAGTCGCGCCGGCGATCGTCGTCAGGAACGTGTCGGAAACCGTCATCCCGATTGCGACGTTGACGGTTGCCGCCGTGATCGTCATCGTTAGCCCGGTCGTGATCGTGTACTTGAGCGTCGCCCCACCGGAACTCGCCCCGGCGACGCGCGCGCCGTCGATGTCGGCATAGTCGCCGGTTCCGGTAGCACCCGAAACGACGACGCTATCGCCGACCTCGATCGTCGAAGTCGGCGTCAACGTCAGCGTAACGACGCCGGTTCCCGAATCATAGGTTCCCGTGGCCGCGAACTGCTCGGTCGTCGCCGTGACGACGCCGCCGGACCACGTCAAAGAGTGTACCGGCTTCACCGCGGCGAGGATCGCGGCGAGGTCCGCTTCCTCGGTAAGGAACGCCGTCGCGCCCGCAGCGAGCGTCGTGCCACCCTGCGATACGAACGCGCCGGACTTCTGAAGGTCGCTCGGCTCCGGCGCGACGCGCTGCGAGACGTTTACGGTAACGATCTGATTTGCCATTTAGCGCGTCCTCTATTGCCTAGTACGAAAGCGAATCGAACCGCGTTAAGCAGGAACGCCGTATGCGAACGCCGCCTGATCCGTCACGAGATTTCCAGTCCACACGTCGGTCGCCGCGCCAGTGTAGCCGTGCGCCGGATCGATGTCGGCGATGGCGTTCGGGAATACGTTGCCGGTGACGATGTTGTAACCCCCCTGCGCGGCGTTCGCGACCGTATTGATCGTCACGGTCGAATCGGTAAAGAACCGGTTGCCTTCAATGCGCCCGTAGCTCTGCGAAGAGTTGATGTCGTTCGTGCAGTCGTAGAACTTGTTGTTCGTGATCGTATTGCGCAGCGGCACGGCGATGCTGGTGCTGGAGCAGTAGATCGCGTTGGTGAGCGTCTGGAACTCGCAGTCGTCGATGACGTAGTGGTGATTACCACCGACGTCTTCAATTCCGATCGGCGTCCCGCCTGCGCCCACGAAGCGTATCTTCCGGCAGATGAAGTGCGAAGAATCGGGATAAGTCGCGCTTTCGGCGCGGTGCGCTTTGATGCACGCCCCGCCGGTTGCGTCCGGCGTCATCAGGAAGTTCTCGAACACCCAGCCCTGTTCGAGGATTTCAAGGAGCGCTTTACCCGCGACCGGACTTGCGGGGACCGTCCACTTCGCACCGTCGTCGTCACGCACGTTACCACCAACGGCTCCGATGATCGTAACGGCGCGAACGCCAAGCGGTGCGACGAGCTGCTCGCGAACTGTCCCGACGAACTCGATCGTATCGTTCGACGCGACGACCGCGAGCGCCGCGGACATAGTCTTAAATGGCGCATAAACGGTTCCGGCGTTCGTATCGAGGCCGGAAACCGTATTAACGCTCCAGCGCGTACCTCCGCCGAGCGACGCATAGACGTTTCCGAGCGCGTCGGATCGAACCTGCGTGATGGCATTCGAGGGGCTGCGCGCAAAAGCCTGCGCGGGAATCGGGTTCTGCGGCATAGTGAACTCCCTAGTCGGTAAAGATGAAGGTCGGGACGGCGGAGATGATGAGCTTCCGCGCGACGTCGCGCGCGGCCGTTTGGTAGTAGCTGACGTCGAACTCGACGACCTTCTTCTGCGCAAGGACTCCGAGTTCGACCTGCGTCTTCTTCTCGTCGCGGACGATCGGAATGTTCATAATCCCGATCAAATCGGTATCGAGCGAAAACTGGCAGACGAAGTCGACGAAGTCCTGCGCGGCGGCGTTCCGAAGGCCGTAGGTCGTTACACGGACACGCTCGGTAGCGAGCTGCGAATGCGAAAGCGTCGGCCCTAGCGTAGCAGCGGAAGCGATCCCGCGCGTATTCTCGACGTGGACGGCCGCGAACGGCGGGACGAAGTTTCCAGGAACGAGGAAGGACGGGTAGAACGTCACCGGATTCCGAAGAGGCTGCCAATCGACGACCGGAAGGCCGTTCATCGAAAGCCAAATCGGGAGGCTATTCGAGACGACCGCGGCCGTATTGAAGCCGTCCAAGGCGTCGACGATCTGTGAAGCCGTGTCCGCGTAGACGGCGGTTCCGCCGTAGTGCCAAAGCCCAGACTGCCGATACCGCGAATCCTGCGAAGAAAAGGCAAAACGAACGCCGCCAACTTCGGCAATGTAAATCTCGTTCGGCCCGGTCACGTTAAGGTCGTTTATTTCGACCTCGGACGTAAAAACGATCCGGTTGACGCTCGACCCTTCGCTCTCGTTCTGCCGCGCCTCCGTCGAATAGTGCAGCGAACCCTTCGCGACGATAGTCGCCGCCGAGGTAAGGACGGAACCCCCCTGATCCGGGGCGGCGACGTTCAGGGGGTCTCCGTTTAAGAGCGCCCCGTTCGATATGAGGTCGGACTTGACCCAGAACACGAAGCCGTCGAGCGGGAGGACGAGGCGAACGTACTTCGTGAACGTAACCGTCTTGCTATACGCGACGTTCTCTAGCCCCGCCGCGAGTGCCGCGCCTAGCGGGGTCCGCTGGTCGCCGGAGGCTTCGGATACGGAGGGCATCTAATAGTCCGCCGTGACTTTTATCTGCGTAGGGGCTCCGGAATAGGAAATGTATTCGCTGCCTTGTGGAATCTCTCCCTTCCATATCTTCGCGATCTTTCCGATGACCGATGGGTCCTTCCGCTTTATGTCGTGAACCCACGCCTGCAAATCTCGGATTGACGTAAAGAATTCGGAGCGATTGTCGAACTGAATCTTATAACCGATCCCGCGGCTATTCCCTACGACGTCGGCGCGGGCAGCTATAGCGTCTGCCTTAGCTACGAGTGCAGCTATTTTCGAGAACTTGTCCATCCTAGTCGATCCACGCTTGAAAGGCGTTCTCATAGTTTCCCGTATCAATAAAGCTCGGGCGATACGGTGTTCCGCGGCGGTTTTTGAAACGATGACTTACGCCCTCGATCGAGGCGAGCGTCGGGATGCCTTCAAGGCCGTCCATCGCCTTCGATTCGAGGAAGCGCGAAAACTTATCCTTGATCGCGCTCGTAGCTTCTCCAAAGGGGTCGATCGTCGGCGGCGCGCCCATCGAAAGACTTTCGATCGTACCAGCTAGGCCGTCTATGATAAGCTGCGCGATCTCTTCCTGATTGCGCTCGTAGAACGTCGCCATGATCTTGTATTTATTTTCGAGCCATTCCGCGACGTCGCCAGTCGTTTGTGTTCCCGCTTCGACCTTCTTCCGTTTGCCTTTCGCGGGCGGCTCGTTGTACGGGATTTCGAGAACGCCAAGGTGCAGGATCACGAGATTCCCCAAAGCGCGCCGTACTGTTGCGCGATCGCGACGTACGCCCGACCGTAAGGCGTTTTGAATTGTTGAAGATCGGCGAGCGTGAGCGTCGAGAACTGCTCGGGAACTACGAGCGATTGGTTCGTCGAGACGTCGCCGGAAGACGCGACGACGCCGCTGATCGGGTCGAGGATGTTCCACTTCTCGCGAAGATCGGCGAAGAACGTCTGCCCCGTCTGATCCGGCGCCTCGTTGATCAGCGCGTCTCCGGCGAAGTTGTAGACCGCCTTGACGTAGTTTAGTGGCGAAACGCGGATCGCGCGGTTGACGGTTTCGAGCGCGAGCGCGTAGGAGTCTTCGAGGACCGTCCCCGAATCCGGAAGGACGGCCGTCGAAATTCCCATCGTCCTGCGGACGAAGGCGAGGAATCCTACGAACGTCGGCGCCGGAACGGTCATTTGCCCTTGCGCGACTTCGCGTTGCCTTTGCCGGGGCGAATGTCCGGGTCCTTCGTCACGAGGACCCCTTCGGCGATTGGTTCGGGATTGCTCGGCCCGTGGCGGTTCTCTTCTTCGACGACCGTCACGTCGAGCGCCTCGATGTTCCCGAGACCCTCTTCGACGAGCGTCCGCTCGATCGCGTTGTTCGTCGCGACGGCCGCCTGCGCGCGCATTTCCTTACCGCGTTCGACGAGAACCTTCGCGTTGTGCTCCATCGCGAAGAGGATTCGCTTGTTCGGAACCGGCCGGTCGACCGCATAGCAGAGGCCGACGAACGGCTTCGCGCGGTCGAGTTCGTCGTACTTCGTCAGACCATAGCCGGAGAGTTGCCGGACGACCTCGTTGACCTGCGTAAGGTCGAGGTCGCCGCCGACCACGATCTGGCAGCCGATCGGAATCGTCTGCCGGTAGAGGCTCCCGAGACCGGGGATTCGGCATGTAAGGTCGATGACTTGCTTCGCGGCATTCGCGACGTAAAGTTTCATTGGGAAATCTCCCTCCAGAGATAGTCGAAAAAGGAAGGGGCGAGTTTCACGCCCCGCCGTCTTTGCGGACGGTAGCTTTACGGAGCCGCGCTGATGATCGTGACGGTCTCGGGGCGAAGCGCCCAACCGCTCGTCGCGCGGAGTTCGCTCAGGACGTCGGTGACGCCGCCCGCGAGCGGGGTCGGAAGCTCGCGGGGAGCCGCCATGTCCATCAACTGCAACGCGCACGCGTCGAGGCCCGGCGCGAGCGATGCGAAGGTGTTCGTGTTGATCTTCCCGCCGTCCGGCTTCTGAACTTCGGGCATATTGATGATAATCGCGTCGGTTCCGCCGAGGCCCTTGCCGATTAAGGTGTCGTCGTAGACCCAGGTGATTTCGTCGCCGTTCATCTTCAAGATGTCTTTGACGGTTCCGGCGGTCGTCGCACTGCCGGCGCCTTCGCGCTGGAATTGCGTCAGTTGCAGGATGTCGTCGTATTCGAGCCGGCCGAGGTCTTGCTGCGGGCCGAGGATCGTAAACTTCGTCCCGAGACCGAGCTGGTTCGTCCGGCTCTTAATCGCCCGGATTTGACCGAGGACGAAGAACGCAAGCTCGCCGTTGTCGTACGTCGAGAGCGTCGTCGCCCCGTTCGAGTCCGGCGGCAGCGTAACGTTGACGGCGCCGGGGGTATTGAGGATTCCCTCGCCGTTTGCCGGGTTCATACCGTTCAGGAGCATGTTGCGGAGTAGCTGGTTGTGCGCCTGCCGCATACCGAGGCGCTGCGCTTCGACGATCGAAACGCCGCGACGGCCCATCGCGGCGGTGTCGTGATGATCGTATTCCGCCCGGACCCGAAGTAGGTAGGTCGCGGTCGAAATCTGCGAGAGCGCGACGCCGACGCTCGGCAGTTCGTTGTAGGCGGACTGGCCGGCGGCGACGTTCGTGCGTAGCTCGATCCGATTCGCGTAGACGTAGAGGTCGCCTTCGCTCAAGCGGACGAGTGGTTCGCCGGTCGGGAGAAGCTCGAACGCGCCCGACGCCTGCGAGTAGGGCAGGAGCATTTCGGGGAGCGTATATGAGGGGTTGACGGTGTAGTAGCTGGGACTCAGATTCGGCATGGACTATCTCCTCGGAGAGTTGAAGATCGGACCCGCCGATCAGATTTGAATGACCGCGCCCGCGCCGTTCCGATCCCAGGTCGCGAAACCTGTATCCAAATCGTAGCTGACGTTCATGCAGTTGTCGGCCTTGACGCGCAGGATGCGAATGGGAAGCGCGCCGCCACCGGCGACGACCGACCCGCCGGACGCGTAAGTACCCGGCGACGCCGTACGCGGGGCCGTCACGACGATGTGCGTCGACGTAATCGATACGACGGCGTAGTTCCCGTTATAGCCGTCGGTCGTCGCGCCGGTTGATACGACGCCGGTCACGTTGATGTCGTCGCCCGCGTTGATGTACGACGTCAGGTCGGTGCTGACGGTGTAGTCGATCTGCCCGCCGAGGGTATTCGCCCAAACCGCGCCCGTGATCGTGCCGGCGCCGTACGTCGCCGAATACGGAATCAACCGTTGAGCGGTAAAGTCCCAAGAAACGAGCTGGGTCGTGATCCCGCCTTCGAGGCTAATCAGCGAAGGATCGGCCGCGACGGCGATGCGGGCGAGCGATCCCAGGGGGTAGTAGTTAACGGACATTCCGGACGCGAGGAGCGGAACCGGCGACTGCGGAGTATTGATCGCGTGATACGCTTGATCGAAGACGGAGAAGCCGACGAGCTGCTTCGCGGCCTGCGCCGTAAGCGTATTCGCGCGACCGACCGTTCCGCCGAGGTTCGACGACGGGAGGCTCGCGGTCGTCGCGCCCGTGACGAGTTCATAGATACCGACGCCGCCCCACATCGGGAGCGTTTCATCGGTCGCGAGGATACCGCCGCGGAGGCGGTAGCGGGTTGCGGGATCGTCGAACGCCGTGCCTTGGATAAGGCCGTCCGCCGAGACGTTGAAGCTGCCCGACGCGGTCGTAGTGACGCTCGGATTAAACGCGATATTGCCAGCCATGGCTTTCCAATTCCTTCTTGAGTTTCGAGTCGTGGTCGGCGGCTATCAGCCCCGGTCGCGGCGCCCGAGGTTGGTTGCGGCGATCAAGCGTTTCGGCTGCTTGAACTGGCGTACGAACGTCCCCCGACCGTAGAATTCGGTCGTCCGGCGCCCGGTCTCGGAATCGACGCGGACGACGGGGCGAAGCTCGCCGGCGGGGCCGTTGACGGGGCGAAGGGCAGCGGCTTCGGCGTCGGCGAAGATCGCTTTTTCGGCGATGCCGAAGGCCGTACTATCGGCGATCTTCGTCAGGTCGACGTCCTTCCAGGAATCCGAATGGACCTGCAAAGCCTTCGCCTGACGGAGGCGGTAGGCGTCGACGGTCTCGCCGTCCATCGGCCGCCCGGCGCGAACGCCGTGCATACTCATCACCGCGTCGGCGCGAGCCTGCGCGTCGGCGAGCGCGGAATAGTCGGCGTCGGTCATCGAGCGCGGCGTCCGCTTCGCGAGGTCGGCAACGGCCGACTTGATCGCGGCGATGTCGGAGTCAGCTTTCGCTTCCTTCTTCACCTCTTCCTCAGCGTCCTTCTTCGCCTGAGCCTCCTTTTCGGCGGCTTCGTCGGCGTCCTTCTTCTCGGCGGCGAGTTCTTCCGGCGTCTTTTCGGCGTCGGGCTTCTTGCCCTCAATCGCGTCGAGGCGGGAGCAAACGGCGTCCATGCGCTTCGCGAGTTCGGCGCGCTCTTCGGCGTCGGTGTCCATCCGCTTGCCGAACGAATCCATGTGCGTCAGCAGCTTGTCGAGCTTCTCGCCCGCTTCGGCGTCCGCCTTCGCGCGGCTCTCTTCGGCGTCCGACTTCGCTTTGGCGGCGAGGGCGGCCTTCTCTTCTTCGGTCATGTCAGAGTCTCCAATGGTTGCAGAAGTCACGCCTCGCGGCTCGCCGCCTTTGTCCCAAACGCCCCTCGCGCAGATGGCGACGTGATCCAGCAGGAGGGGTTCGCTTTCGTCGAGGATGGTCGAGCCGTCATTGGCTTTATAGGTCTTGCTGCCCGGCGAAAGGACGACGGTCGGCGACGTGCTCATCGGGTCCGTCAGGAGGACGCCGATCGCCTCGTCGTCGTAAATCTTCGCGATTCCCCAGACCTCGTCCCCCATGACGTAGGGGAGCATGATCGAGCCGACGGAACGTTCCGCGAACTCTTTCGAGTTCAGGGTCGCACCGTCCGGATGCTCGAAGATCACCTGGAGGCCGTTGCAGCGCGCGACGAACTCGTCGTTGAGGTACATTTCCGGCTTGCGCCAGACGTATTCGTCGAGGGCTCGTCGGTAGGCGGCGCCGGTTCCCGTGATCCGGATCGCGAAGAGCGAAACGTTCATGTAGCGCTGGGGGCTCGAAAGCTCCCCGGTGGCCATCGCGCGGGCGACGTCGAGTTCATTCATCGCCGGACGATCGAGGGCGATCCGGCATCCGGGATGGAGGGGTTCCGGCGGCGAGTCGACCGGGCACCAGCTAAAGGCGTCGGATTCGTCGTTCAGAACGACCTCGAAGGGCTTCTCAACCGCGACGAGGAAGGTCGAGAAGTCGCAGACTTCAGGATCGACCGCTAAAGGGGCCGGAGCCGCCGTTCCAGGGGGGCTAGGCGGCGGTTCGCCCGCCGGGGCTACGGTAGCGCCCGGAAGCGCCGCGCCCGTCTCGGCGACCGAGAGGCGGCGGGTAAGAAGGGTAAGGCCCTTCGAAATCTTCGGGGAGGCGCCGGTCTCTTCCTCGGCCTCGCGGATCGCGGCGGCTTCGGCGGTTTCGCCGTCCTCGACGACGCCGCCCGGAAAGGCCCACGTTCCCGGTAACGCTCCGCGCCCGCCGCGCTTGAGGAACAAAGCGCGGGGAGGCGTCTCGGAAGTTCGGAACAATATACCAGAGGCTTTAATCATTTGGAATAGCGCCGTTCCGTTAATGTCCAGCGAATTTAAATTTCTGGAAACCGCTTACGCTGACTTCGCCCTTCTTCGGATAAACAACGGCCGGAACGCCCAGCTCATTGAGCCGGTCGACGTCTTTCTGCGTAAGTGACTTCTTCGAGGTTATCGCTTTGCGTTCTGCCTTCGCCTTTTCGACGGCTTCACGATCGTAACCTTCGTCCTTCTTCGCCGCAATCGCGTCCGCCTTCGCGAGCGCGGCGTCGAGCTTGGCCGAACGGTCTTCGTCGGCGCGGTGGATATTCGTTACGGACTTTCCGGCACCAGAAACCTTGCTAAGAGCAAGTGCCTTTGCGCGATCTTCCGATTCCGCCGATACGGTTATAGTGCGATACACAAAGCTTTGTGATTTCGGGAAAGATTCATCTTTTAATCGCACTTCGACCTTATATGTGTTATTTCCGTCTGCCTTCTTGTGCTCCGGCTCCTTCGCCTCTTCGGAGAAGAACTCGTCGAGGAGCTTCTTGAGCGTGCCGAACTTCGCATCGTCCATGTCGCCGCGGGCCTGTTTATACGCGATCGCCACGGCTTGGCGCTGCGGCTTCCCCGCGGCGATTTCCGTTTTCACGTTGTGAGAAAACGCTTCTTCCGATTTCCCGGCTTCAAGCGGCATCGAGATACTCCTACGAATGATGATTGAAGAACGTGGCGAATACCGCCCAGATGAAGACGGCGACCGAGCCCGTAATATATAGAATCTTTTGCCCGAGCGTTAGCTGCCCTTCGACGACGGCCTTCGCCTTGACGAGCGCGGCGATACTTACGTCCTGCGCCATCAGGCGCTCGTCGCGCTCTGCGGCCTGCGAAATAAACTCCTGGTCGACCCTTCGAAAGCTCTCCGCGTTGTCCCGTTGGTGCGCCGCGAAGTCTTCTTTGAACGAACGAAGCTCGGCGAGTATCTGGTTTTGAGCGCCTTCGATTCGCCCTAGCGCCCTCTGCATCCCGTCTTCCGTCATCTCGACCGGCCCTCATAATTTGATGATATATAATCTTACTCGGTTCGTATAGTTTCGCGCAACGTTCTTACGGGATTCCGAATACGCGCGTCGTCGTACCGTTCATCTCTACGTCAAGGTAGCCCGCCCCGCCGTCATCGTTCGTGTTGATTACGCGACCGATCTCGGTAACTCCGTCGGTCGTTATGATCACCGAGTACACATCGCTGCTGACCTTCTCAACGCGGACGCGCTTGATCGCTGTCGCCGAGCCTACGGCCGGCGGCGCCGTTATGATCGTATCGGCGCCGAAATTCGTGACGAGAACGACGCCGTCTCCGGCGGTAAGCGTCGTCGCGGCGGAAACGGCCCGCGTTCCCACAAAGACCGTACTCGACGACGGCGTTAGAGGAACAAAGCAACCCGTCGCCGACCCGCTCGGCCGGTAATAGTTCCCGACGCAGAGGCCGTCGCCGACCGCGTGCCAATCGTACGAAACCATCCCCGTCGCGCCGGAAACTGTCACCGTACTAACTTGAACGTGCGCGACGTTCGTACAGGCGATTTCGGACGAGCATGGGATCGCGGCGAGCGTCGCGTAGACGCTCGGATACTTATCCGCCGAAGCAGGGGGGCTTAGGAGCGTACTGGCGAGAAGAACGAGCGCTACGGCGATTCGCTTCATGGTCATGCTGCTTTCCTCGCGGCTTCGAGCGCCGCCTCGCCTTTCTTCGTGATCATCTCCGGCGCGATCTTCGCGAGAGCGGAGAGCGAATACAGGTAGCGCCCCGAACACCTGCAAAAAACTTCCTCGCCGAAGGCTGTTATCTCGTCGTAGTAGCCGTCTTCGCTAGGCTTAACGAGTCCTTTCGCGAGAGCCCAGTTTCCGCGGATCATGTAAACGCGGCCGTCGCGTTCTTTGTGCTCTTCGCGATAGTCATAGCCCGCTTGCCGCCAGTGACTTTTCCATACGACCGCAATCGCGCCGCCGTCGGTCGCGACGATGTCGTTGATCGCAGACGCGAGCTTATGCGACTGATCGATCAGGCAGCGGCGCTCTTCGAACGGCAGCGCCGTCATCGACTTCCGGATTGCCGTCTTCTCTTCGCGCTTACCGACGGCGTCGGAGCCGCCCTTCGGAATCGACGTCGACCAACCCTGAAAGCGCCGAAGCGTCTTTTCGACGGCCGCCTTCCGATTGAGCTTGATAAGGCTCGCCGCCGCGAGGATTCGACGATCGAGTTCCGCGCGAAGCTGCGGCCGAATGCGCTCGATCGTGAACCGCGCGACGCCTTGATGGAACTGCGCGATGCCGCCTCGTTCGATTAGCCGCGAATACTCGGCCCGGAGCGCTTCGCGAAGCTGACGCTCCATTTCACTCTCGGAACCCATCGTCCGCTCGGCGGCTTCCTTGAGGCGCTGCGACCAATATGCGATTCGCTCTGCTGAATCGTAACCGTGCTCGGCGACATCGGCGATCGCGGCGGTAAGCACGTCGAAATAGGATTCAGAGGACGGCATTAGGTAAAACTGCCAAGAATGCTATCACAAACCCGGGCGCCGATAGCGCCATCCCGCATAGCCCGATCCCGACTGGGCGCGCCAGAATGGAAACTGCCAGCACAGATTCGCGCAGCCACTTCGTCTCTATCTGAGATGGGCTAGCGTTGATTTGCAGAAACTGGCTTACAGACTGCCCAAGGTCGCTCATTTTTCCTCAGTATCTGGCCGCGCCTTCGCATTCGGACCAAGTTCGGCGCCGCACTTTTTACAGATGCCCCTCTCAGGATCGAAGCATTCCGCTTCGCACTCGGGGCAAAATCTCAACGATGAATGTGCCATTTGAACCTCCGTTGCGTCACAACCCGATGTACATCGTTATCACAACTACGATGCTCTCGGCGAGATTGTTTTTAATATATATATTTGATCCGCTGTAGAAGAAGCTGACCTTACCGGCCGTATCAGTTGCCGCCATGTTGGTCGTGCAGGTCAGGCAACTCACGGCACTGGATGTACCATAAAATGTACCTGCCTCAGAAGCGGTAGCGCCGGTCGCCGAAACGGTCGCGTTAAATCCGGCCTGCGGCGGTCCAAGGATGGTGCTTACCCCAGCGGCTACAGTTTCTTTCCAGACGCAGACTTTTGTCTCTCCCGTCCCGCTCGTACCGCCTGCCGCGCCGCACCCGAAGAGGGGGTTTCTGTACGAGGAGATTGACGGGTGGCTGTATGCGTACACCGCAGTATTCGGGCACCCAGCATAGCCTGAATTCGTATTGTGATTTCCGACATAGGTTGACGCCATGCCTGCGATTGAGAACAACACCGTCGCTGCGCACTCGACGTTGTTCATGGTTACGCTGGAAATCTGGCTCGGCATTGTGGCGAGGATTGCGTAGGTGCTAGGGTGCCCAAGGGTCACATTGTCCAAGCGCAAATTTTTGTACGAAGTGATCTGAAGGCCAGCGTTACCGGAGCCAAGCAGCGAATCCCGCAGCGACACAGTTCCAATCGGCCCAGTGCTATCCGCGACAAGGTCGATCCAATAGTTAGCACCGGCCGAGCTTCCGGATTCCCCGCGCAGATTGCTAAATGTGATGTTGCGGCTGTTGATCAACGGGCTAACCCGCGTATCGTTGAGTTTGAAAAACGTCGGGCAACCGACGATCGCGTGCCGCCCATCAAAAGAAACGTTGCTGACGCCGTGCCCATCCGCGATTTGCACCGCCGGATAGTCGCCCTTGCAGTACCAGAGGAAATTGTGGAAATTCCAGTGGTCGAGGTCTTCGTTGTTCGTGGCAGCTTCGTTTGGGTTAGCATCTACGTAGATCGGTCGTTGTGCGACCATGACTGCGTCCGTGATGTCGGAGTTGTCGCGCCCCTTGATCCGGATACCAATGCTTCCGGATGTGCCACCTTGGAAATACTGCCCAGGACCACTACCATAGACGAAAATATCCTTGACCATAACAGAGCCGACATCAACGAAATCAACGGCGACTTTCTGGTTGGTTGTGTCGGACGATCCAAAACCAATGCCGATAAGATTGTGCTTGTACGCATAACCAGACCCGCCACTCATCAGCAACTGCATCCCGACGTAGTATCCGTCTGCATCCGCCGAACACGACCCGCCCGGAACGAACTGAAAATTCGTCGCGAGTGCCCCGTCACCGACAATGTTGGTGTAGTTTACCCCGGTGCCCCAAATCCACTTGCAGGTGTACTTGTACTGGCCTGCCGGAAAATACAGCGTCCCTCCATGTGTGACGTTGCTCAGGCTGTTCGAAGCAGAGACCGATGCGTCCAGAGACGCGCTGGCCCGCGTAATCGCTACGAGGCTATTTGTAGCACCAGTGTAGTCCGCGCCAAACCAAATGGCTGAAAGCTTGTTGTTATATGGGAGAGTGATGACCCCAGTGCCGGTGCTGTCGTAAATAACCTGGTTGTCCGGCACAGAAAGAAGACCATTTTGGCGAAGCGTATATGAACCAGTAACAATTTTTGCTCCTGGGGCAAACGCAAACGCTGGCGCATTGACCACCGTATTGCCCGCCAGCGAAACGGTCATGTCGATTAAAAGCGGCTTTCCAGCCGCCGTTGCTGCGGCCGCAGCCGTGGTCAGATTTCCGCTGTAGTTGTAAAGGCTGACTGCGGTAGCCCCATCAATCGCAAACGCCCCGGCCGATCCCACATTTGTCCCAAGCGCCGTCGCTACGCCGGTGCCGAGACCAGTAACCGCGGTTATTGGCGGCGATTCAGTTGGCCCGCGTACCCAGCGGCCAGTCGCGGGAGGTGTCGCGTCGGACGGGCAAATGTAAGAACTGTCGGCCGCAATAAAACTTGGTGTTGAGCACGTCTGACTTGCGGAGGCACGCCAAACATAGACTGCGGTATAGCCATCCTCGTTGACGAGAACGTTGCCGTAGGTGCCAGACACCGCCTGTGCAGCCGTAAGCACTGCGACATTAGCGCGCGTCAGCGGTGTGGCAGGTGCCTTCGTGCTGGGATACGCGGAGTTTGCCAGTGCAGCGCTGGCAGCCAGAACAAACGCAGCAATGTAACGAAGTAACTTCATGCGACTTTCCTCAGCGCCTCGGCGCCCTTCTTAGAAATCATGTCCAACGGCAGTTCGCTGATGGCGTATTCGTAGGAAACGTAGCAGCGACAGAAGACTTCTTCGCCGGGCTGCGTGATCTCGTCGAGATAACCAGCCTTCCCCGGCTTCACGTAACTGGCCTTGTGTGCCCACGAGTTGCGGATAAGATAGACCTTGCCGTCACGCGCCTTGTGCGTATCACGATAGTCGTAGCCTGCCTGCCTCCAGTTCGAGTGCCAAATCGCAGCAATCGCACCGCCATCCTGCGCGACGATGTCGTTGATCGCGGCAGTGAGCTTGTGGCCCTGATCGATGAGCACGCGCCGCTCGACGAACGGCAGACTAGCCATCGGCTTGCGCACCTCGGCCTTCGTCCTCTGCTTTCTCAGCGCCTCGCTGCCACCGGCTGGAATACTGGTCGCCCAGCCCTGGAACCGTTTTAGAGTCAACTGAATCGCTTCTTCGCGATTCAGACGGATGAGACTCGCGGAAGCGAGAATCCGTCTGTCTAGTTCGCTGCGCAACCGGGGAGCGATGCGCTGCAGAGTGTAACGATCGACTCGGCCGTGGTACTTGCTCAGGCCACCCTTCTCGAGCAGAGCTCGGTAGATCGCCACGAGCTGCTCGCGCATCATTCGGTCCATGATCGGCGGCGGCGTGGCAGATTGTTCAGCGGCCTGGCGCAGGCGCTCGGACCAGTAGCTGACACGGCTTGGATCGTCGTAGCCGTGCTCCACAAAATCATTTATCGCGGCTGTGAGAACGTCGAAGTAGGATTCAGACTTGGAAGAGGCCATCAGTGCCCATCGTCCGACCAGTGCGGCGGGTCGGACGGCAGCTTGCGCACGCCGTAGCTCGCGCCGACAGCCCAAAGGTCTTCCTGCTTCGAGCAGGAATGCGTAACGCCCCGCGCGTCGACGACGTCGCTCGTCCCGCGCCACAAAATCGTCATGTCGATCGCCCGGCCTTCGGTATGGCGACTGCGCAGCGTCGGCTGGTAAGCGATCCCATAAGCATCGACCATCGCCTTCGCCGCGACGATCGCGGCCGTCTCATCACCGCCGCACGTCCAGTCGACGTCGACCCCCGGATACGACGGTACTTCGTCAGGGCCTATCTTCCTCTTCGCGATCAACCAGGCGAAATGCATGAGATACGCGCGCTCAGGGGGGCGAAAGGTCGTGCTGATCGTAACGGACGCGCCGGCGTTACGAAGCGCCTCGATGAAGCGCTCGGCGTTCTCGCGGAACGGCGAAGCGAGATTCGTCGTCAGCGTCGAGCAAGGGAACTCGGAGCACCAAGCGGGGCCGGAGAATCGCGCTGCCACGTTAGGCCCCCTGCAAGATGTTCGCGTTCGTCAGCGTTCCGGTCGTTTCCGCCGTATTCGCGATCGAGACCTCGTAGAAGAGGTACGGAACGCCGTCGGAAATCGTCACGGAATTCGCGACGCCCGCCGAAAGGACGACGGAGACTGGCGCCCCGATCGGAACGGATTCCGCGGCGTCGTAGTAGCGCTGAATCGAGAGCGTTCCAGCGGTGCTAAGCTGCGCCGTCGCCGCGAGGTTCCGGTAACCGCCCGCGGGCAGTACGCCGGATTCGTAGGAGCCGCTGCCGGCGATCGTCTCCGGAAACGGCTCCGTCGGTACGACGACCGCGACCGGCCCAGCCGCGAGGTAGACGGGGATCGCGGCGGCAGGATTCGTCTGCTTGTTCGGAAAGCTCATCGGGGCATCCTTCGTTCTTCGAACTCTATGCGGACATTCGCCGCCGCGAGCGCGTCGAGATAACTGTCGAGAGCCGCTTCGATCCGCTCGCGCTCGGCATCGGCTGCGGCCCACTCGCGCCGGGTGATCGCGGCTCCAAACGCTTGCAGCCCGGCTTCGAATAGCTGCCAAGCGCGAGTCGCTTCGCGAAGGCTTTTTGAGACGTCGGAATCGATGCTCAAGAGCGCTTCGCCGGAGGCGGCGGAGACTTCCCCCCTACCCGAGACGGAAGCGCCCCTACGGCATCGCTTAAAGCCGCAAGGGCCTTCCCGACGCGCTCGCTATCGGCGAACGGCTTCGGCGCGTCCGGCTCCTTCGCTGGCTCCGGCGGAACGTATTCGCGCAAGGCGTCGAAGTCGAGTTCGAGCGGCGTCTGGAAGAGGAGCTTACGCTGGTTGAAGTTCTCCTGCGCCCACTTAAGCGTGATCGCCATGTTCTCGGGGTCGAGCTTCGGCGCAAGGACTTCGATCATAGCGACGACCGCCTTGAGCCGGACGTCGTCCACCTTGATCTGTTCCGATTCCGGCTCGGTGAGGAGCGAAGGCCATTCGGCGGCGAACGAATTCGACCAGCGGTAAAACGCCTCGTTGAAGTCGACGTCGCCGTACTCTTCCGGGAACTCGGCCTGGATCGTTTTATAAAAGTCCGGCGTCCACGCCTTGCGCTGCACGATCGGGTCGAAGAACGCGTAGAGGGGCGCCATCTCGATCCGAACGCGGTCGACGTAGCTCGCGACGCGCTTCGCGTCTTCGGTACCCTCGCCGAAGCCTTCAGCGAACGTCTCCGAGTTGATGATCACCGCCGGCATGTCGGCGGAGGTTGCGACGTTTTCGAGGAGGTTCTTCCGCGCGAGGGCGTACGGACCTTCGGCGTTCTGGAAGTTGAGCGACTCGACGTCCTCGTCGAGCCCGATGCTCAAGACGTTGTCGGTCTCGGCCTCCTTAAGGAGCGAGCGCTTGAGCCCGGCGATCATCGCCATCGCCTGATCGATGGCGGACCCGGCCTGCTTCTGCTTCGCGATCAGGACGCCGACCTTCCGAACGATCATGTCGTCCGTGATCATCGACTGCACGTAGGTCTTGAGCGGGAGCAGCGCGCGCTGGTAAACCGACCGGCCGACGAAGCCGAAGGCGGAGGTCGTATATTCGATGTAGAGCGGGTCCTCGTTCAAAACGACCGCGGCGCGGCTCCGGTGATAGTGCTTTCCGGCGACGGAGATCGATTCAACCTTCTGAAATGCCGGAGAGTTCGGATTCTGATCGAGGACGAGCGAACCCGCCGTATTCAGGGGGTCGAGGACGTTGAACGAGAGCTGGTGATCGGAAATCTTCGCGTAGTCGAGAGGGACCGCGGGGTCGGTCTCCTCGCCATCGAGGACCGCGATGCTCCCGATGCCGTAGATGCGTGACGTCCGCATGACATTCGCGATGTGCCGGTCGGCGCCGAGGTTCTTCCAGGCTTCCTCGAAAGCTTCGGCGACGCGATCCGGCGCGGCCGGGACCGCGATCTCGCGGGGCTGCGATTGGGCCATCGCGATTGGGCTGTCGACGAGTTTTTTGCCCAACGCGTGGTAGCAGTATATTTCGCGGCATAGCTGATAGGACGGCGCAGCGCCGGGAACGATTTCGTCGCACATCAAAAGATTTTGAAGTGCCGTTCCTACTACACTGCCGCGAAGGTTTAAGGAGGCCATTTACTGGCGACTCCGCCCGACGATACTATGAAGCTTTCCGCCCTCGATCTGCGGCGTAACCTTTACGTCCGAAGCCCCACTCTCTCGCGCGGCGATTTCGCGCTTGATCTGTTCGACCTTCTCGGCCGAGCGAAGTTCCGTAACCCCCTCCGCAACGAACTGCTTAAGCTGTGCTGTCGTATAGGACGGGAACATACGCTGCGCGTCGACCTTCGCGATAGCGTCCGCCTTCGCGAGCGCGACGTCGAGGCGAATTTCGTTGAGAGGCTTCATCCTAGTCCTCCAGGCCGCCGTAATCGGCGGGGATCGGTTCCATCGGAACGGTCTTTCCGGATAGCGCGTGCGGGCTATCCCCGCAGAAGGCGATTTCGCCGCGCGTAACGATACAATGGCACGTCGTCTTTTCGGGGCGCCCACGAGCTGCGTTCGCCGGAATATATTCGCGATACGACGGCGTGATCGTCGGCGCTTCAACGTTTCCGTCGAACGACCAGAACGGATGTTCCGTCGAATTGATTCGAACGACGTGCCCTTGACGACAGCCGGGGCACCAGAACATCAGATGGTCTTTACCACCTAATATGCGCAGGAACTTTCCGAGAGCTGCCACCTAGTATCCGTCCCCGTTGCCGAGCCCGAGCGCGACCGCATATGTAAATGCGTCTAACAAATCGTCTGCCCTCTTCGCGGCTTCCTTGTCCCCGATCCGGAATCCGGTGACTTGCCCCGTCAAATGATTCTTCGTTGTGCCCTTATACATAATCGTCTTCTCGAACGCCTCGACCGACAATTTGCAAAGGCCCTGGTAAACGTAACCCGATACGCTAATCGCCCGCTCGTCCTTCCCGATCGAGGTCAGCGTCGACGGGATCGCGGTTGCCTTGAGCCCGCGCCGCGCGGACTGCTGGAGCAGTATCTGCCCGCTGTCCTTATCCTCGATAAACGCCCCGAGCGATCCGGCCCGCGATCCGCACGCCTTCGACAGCGCTTCGAGATTCGAGAGGACGGTCGGAAGCCACGTTATCAGAAGGTCGCCTTCGATCTGG